TCACGCCACGCTCCGCAGCGTCGCCCGGCGGCCACGTCGCCAACGAGCGGTCAAGGCCTCCAGCCGATGCCTGCGCATCTCCGGCGTGATGTGCTCGTACGTGCCCTCGATGTCCTTCGGCACCCACCCCAGCGACGCGAACCGCAGCGCGCGGTCGACGCGGTCCTCCTTCATCCACGTGTCCGCCGTGTGCCGGGCCCCTCGCATCGTGAACCTGGGCAGGATCGGTTCCCACTCGTCCCGGCCGGCGTACCCGCGCTTCCTCGGGATGGCTTCCCGCCCGTCGGCCACCGGCCGGAGCTCGCGGCTGAAGTTGCCGCGCAGCCACCAGCTGCCGGACGGTGTCGTGAACGGGTGGTCGTGCGGCCAACTCTCGATGTGGTCGCCGATCAACCGGGCCAGGAACTCCGGCACGTCGACCTCCCGCCCCGAGTACTTGTTCTTCGGCGGCCCCAGGTACACCTCCAGGCGGCTCTTCGGGGCCCTTCTCCGGTTCGCCTTCCACCCCTTCGCCCGGCACATCTCCAGCCGCGCGTCCTCCGCCGCGTGCCACGCGGCCAGGCCTTCCTCGTCGAGCTCGACCGGATCCTCGTGCAGCGCGCCCACCTTCGGGTCCACCCGAATCACGTGCCGCACGAACGGCTTCCCGTCGACCTTGTCGATCCGCTTGAGGAGCACGTTGTCCTTGTGAAGGCCAGCCAGCTCGCCCCACCGGAGCCCGAGGTAGCAGTCAGTGAGGACCATGAGGCCCTGGACGCCGCCGAAGCGCTGGTACAGCCGGTGCGCCTCGTCAGGCTGCGCCCACACCTCCTCCTCGCCCTCGTCGACGTGGTCCGCGCCCGCGAGGATCCGCCGGCCGAAGAGCCGGTTCACGGGGATGTACTGCGCGTCCTCGGCCGCCGACAGGATGGTGCTCAACAAGCTGCGCGCCTGGGCCACAGTGCCGGGATCGTGGGGACCGAGCGGCTTCGCAACGCGCGTCGCCCAGCTCTGCACGTTGAAGACGTTGTTGACCTCGGCCAGCGGCTTGTACTCCCACTCCGGCAGCAGCAGCTTGTCCAGGAGGTACGCGCGGCTGCTCTGCGTCCGGGGCCGCTTGTGCACGGACGTCTTCCAGATCTCCACCCACTTGCCGAACGGCGTGCTCAGCTTGGCCGGGTCGATCCAGGTACCCGCCCGGATCGCAGCCTCCTGCTCCGCCCCCCAATCCTCGGCGGTCTTCTTCGTGGGGAAGCCCGACTCCGTCAGCCACGCCGGCTGGTGCCCCGGGGGCGCCTTGTATTTGCACCGCCAGGTGAACTGGGTCGTCTTCTTCCCGTTGCGGACCTTGTAGACCTTCTCCGCGTACGCCATGTCTGACCCCCTGATGTTCCGGCTGGGGTCAGACGGCCCGGGACTGCGCGGTGTAGCGCGCGGGCAGGCGCACCCAGTCCGGTGATCGCTCGGACTGCGAGCGGGTGATCGCGTCTGCGGCCCGCTGCGTGATGAGGCCGGCGCGCACGACGTACCGAATGTAGTCCGGCATGTCGTCGACGACGATGTCGCACCTGGGCCCCATGTCCGAGCGCAGCTCCATCCAGACGGGGATCTGTCGCCCTCTCGGTGCCTCTGGTGTCCGCGGCTTCCACCGCAGGGCCTGCTGTGTGAAGACGTCCGCGAACGATGCGGCGCCTTCGTCTGTGATGTCGTCCCAGTGGAAGTGGAAAACGACCGTGGCCCGGTCTTCCGCTTCCGAGATGTGGTCCTTCATGTACGGCGCGAACCAGGCGCCTTTGTGCCGCTCCACTTCAATGATCAGATCCATGCTGCATCCCCGATCCGCCGAGTGGTGCCCCCTCTCGGTGACGGTCCGTGAATGCAACCACACGGACAGCTTTTACGCCACGGGTCTGCAAAAACTCGCCTATGAGTCTGCAACCCCATCGGTCTCGGCCGAGATCCCCTGGAGGTGTCGACGCGCACGTCTGTACCGCGCTGCGATGCGTTCCACTTCCTCCGGCGTCGCGTCCTTCTTGCCCTGGAGGACGACGATGATCTGACCGTCCGCATCGTCCGGACCCAAGTTGAACACCTGGGAGTCGAGGACCCTGCCGGCGCGCAGCTCGTATTCCACGGCGGGGGAGAGGCCGAGCCCCGGGGCCGGGGATGACCCGGGCGCTGGTTCGCCTTCTGCGGCCATGGTCGGGTCGCCGCCGGCGAGGACTTGCTCGGTGGCGCCGTCGGCCCACCCCAGTAGGCGCGCGTACGCACGCACGGTCGTCGGAGTGACCTGCGAGACCTTCTCGCTCTCCATCTTCTGGATGGTGCTGCGGCCCACGCCGAGGGCCTCGGCCGCCTCTGGCTGCGTGATCCGCGGGCGTTTCCGCAGGCGCGCTTCCTTGAGTTCTGCGCCCAGCCGTGCGAAGTCCTGGTCCATGGCTCCATGATGCCGCACTGGGTTGCACGCGGATAGCTCGGATTCGGCGCATTGACCTGGGCACATTGAGCGCATTGTCCGCCCCTGGTTGCATCTCACGCCCCTCGCGCCCCCCGGATCTCTGCCTGCTGCTTGGATTGCAAGCAAAAAGTGCGTGAGAGTGCTTGCCAGGGTAGGCAGAGTGCGCTTAGATCATCCACGTGAGACCCCATGGACAAGCAATTCGAGCCTGGCGACTTGCTCGCAATCTGAGCATTCGCCAGGTGGAGACGCTGACCGGCATGAACCGCGGCTATCTGTCCCGCCTGGAGCGTGGCCAGATCCGCACGACATCCGAGTCCAGGATCCAGCGGGTCGCCACGGTGCTCGACATCGATCCTGACCTGCTCGAACTCAAGGAGAAGAAGCCGTGACCGGACGGAAGGCCACGCGCAGGCACCACTCCAAGTTGAAGCGCCTTCTGGCCGCCAGCGCTGCACAGCGCCTGGCCGCCGACGAGGGCGGCGAGTTCCGCCGGTGGACGCCGGAAGAGGTCGTCGAGAAGCAGATGCTGCCGTACCGCAGCGTGCGGGTGCTGAAGCAGCGCTGCTACCGGCGCGAGATCCACCACCACAACGACGGCGGACGGGTGACCTTCACCGCCGAGGACCTCCGCAAGGAGGCCGAGCGCACGGCCGTCGAGCCGTTCGCCAAGGCCTGACACGCAAGAGGACCGCCCCGGATGCGACCCGGAACGGCCCTCGCACAAACCGAAAACCCCACCTGAGAGAAGGGATCTGGCTGTGTCTTCCCAGGCTAACGCCAAGATCAGCCCCATGGGAGGCCCCGTGCTGGCCGCCCTGGTGGCCAAGGCCGGCGCGGGTGACCGCGACGCCTTCGCCACCCTCTACAACGAGTACCAGCCCGACGTGTACCGCTACCTCGTCCGGCGGACGCGGAACCGAGACCTCGCCGAGGACCTCACCCAGGAGGTCTTCGTTCGCGCACTGCGGCGGATCGGCGACTTCGCGGCCCGGCCCGGGGCGGGCGGCTTCCCGGCCTGGCTCTGCGTCATCGCCCGCAACCTGACGATCGACTACGCGAAGTCGTCCCGGGTGCGGCTCGAAGTCCTGACGGGCGAGTTCTTCGAGTCTGACGCGTCCGAGGAGCACGACAGTGCGGAGGCGGGCGCTCTGCGAGAGCTGGACGCCGTCGAGGCCACCGTGGTGGTGACCGGCGTGATGCGGACGCTGACCCCGAGCCAGCGGGTCTGCGTGGAGATGCGCTACCTCCAGGACCTGTCGCTCCAGGAGACCGCCTCCGCTCTGGGCAAGGCGCACGGCGCGGTGAAGACGCTCACGTTCCGCGCGATGGCCAGCATGCGCCGCACCCTCGCGGACGAGGCGGTCGCGGCATGACGGACACGATCAGCATGGCCTCCGCTGTCGGCGTACAGGCGCGCGCCCTGGCCGTGGTCGCCGGCATCGCCGAGCGTCACCCCGAGCTCCCCGCCGCGTACATCGTGGCCAGCCACATCACTCCCACGACGGTAGTCATCCAGCTCGACCACGCCTGCGATGTCGAGTCGTGGCGGCAGATGCTGCTCGTCGCCCAGGAGGACGTCGTCCTCATCGAGCACGGAGCGGGCCGGATGCGCCTGGAGTTCAAGGCGTTGGCCGAGGGCATCGCCGTCGAGGTCTACGCGCCCTTCCTCCTGGCCGCCCCCTGCGCTGAGGGAGCCGCAGCGTGAACAAGAACCTTCCCCACGCGATCAGGGTCATCCGCACGGCGCTGACCTCGGGCACCGGTGGCGACCCGGCGGCCGCCATCGCTCACGCCCTCGAAACCGCCCGCCTCCTCGCCGACCCGGATCGGGCTGGTCTGGTCCTGCACCGGAACCCGGCCGGCGGGTGGGCGCGCGAGCACCAGGAGCACGAGCAGCAGCCGGAGAAGACCCCGCTGGAGGCGCAGGCCCGGGCCTGGGACGCCACCTGCGAGCGGGCCCGCCAGCTCGCCGCCTCCATTCAGCAGCGGCTCGGCGAGCACCCGGCCTTCCAGAACGTCCAGGCCGACCGTGACGCCGTCCTGGTCTCGCTCCACATCACCGACCAGGCGCACTGGCCCGAGTGGCGGTCCTGGTTCGGCATCACCCACGACCGCGAGGTACCGCAGCCGTACATGGTGGCCGGAGAGGGCTACCGGGACGGGATCCGGGTGTCGGTTCTGGCCTACCACCTGCCCCAGGCCCGCGAACTCGCCCGGGAGATCGCCCAGCAGCCGTACGAGCACGAGGGGACCGTCTACGACCTCGCGCGGCCGCAGCGAGACCCGGGGGGCGCCGTCTGGTTCTTCCAGGGCGAGCGCACGCCGGCCGGGATGCCACTGCTGTCCGTCGACGGCCGCCCGGAGCGCTGCACGCTGGCCAACATCGTGCGCCAGGCGGGCTCGCTGACGGCCGTCACGGACGCCCCGTTGCCGCAGGCCACGCCCGTCATGACGGGCTTTCAGGGCGGTGACCGAGCGTGAAGCGTGTGCAGATTGATCATGCGGACGTCGCTGCCCGCTGCCGTGCGACCCCTGGCCAGTGGCAGGAGGTCGGCGAGTACAACTCCACCCTGTCGGCCAGCCGGACCGCCAAGAACATCGGTGCCGCGTACGTCAACCCGAGGAAGCCGACGGCATCGCCGTACGCGCCGGCCGGGTCATTCGAGGCCGTGCACGTCCTGACGGAGTTCGGTGCCCGGGTCGAGGCACGCTACGTGGGATCGAGCGAGGCGATCCGAGACCTGGAGACCGCGGTCCGAGAGCTCGGCGCGCTCCCGGTCCCCGCTGGGGACTTTGTGACCCCCGGCCAGCCGGACCGGCTGACGCGCACCTTCGCCCCCACCCAGGCCCTCCGTGAGGAGGCTGACGAGTCGTGAGCGCGCACGCCAAGGTCCTCCAGGCCCTCACTACCGGACAGGCCCTCGACCCGAGCGCCGCCGTCCAGCTGCTCGCTGACCTCCGCAAAGAGACCGGCGAACAACTCGCGGACGCCATCGCCGCCCAGCTCGACGGCCACTTCGGCCGGGAGCCCGGCGACAGCGACACCAGGTTCCGGAAGAAGCGGACGACGTACGGCACGGCCATGCGCATCGTCAACGCCTTCCGCGCCCTCGCCCGCGCCCCACAGTCCTTCCCGCACCAGAACACCGACCGGAGCACGTCATGAGTACCTTCACCTTCGCCCCGGCGACCCGCGAGACGGCCAAGGCCCGCATCGCTCTCCAGGGCCCCGGCGGCTCCGGCAAGACCAAGACCGCCCTTCGCATGGCCGAGGGCCTCGCCCAGGGCGGGCAGATCGGTCTCGTCGACACCGAGCGCGGCTCCGCCCTCAAGTACGCCCCCGTCCCCGGCCGCCCGGACATCGAGTCGCACACCTTCGCCCACCTGCCGATGGCGTTCTGCTCCCCGGAGAACCTGATCGCCGCGGTGAAGGCCGCCGAGGAGGCCCGGCTCGCCGCCCTGATCATCGACTCCTGGTCCCACTTCTGGGCTGGCCGAGGCGGACTCCTCGCCCGTGTCGAGGAGGAGGGCAAGAAGATCAGCGGCGGGAAGTTCTCCGCCTGGGACCCGGTCAACAAGCTGGAGCAGGACATGCTGGACGCCCTGCTCGGCTTCCCCGGCCACGTCATCGTCACCATGCGGACGAAGAACGACTACGAGCTGACCAACGGCAAGGTCAAGAAGCTCGGGGTCAAGACCGTCCAGCGCGAGGGCGCCGAGTACGAAGTCGACGTCGTCATCGACATGATCGAGGGCACCGGCACCGTCACCAAGACCCGGTACACGGCACTCGACGGAGCCTGCGTCCACCACCCCGGCGAGGACTTCGCCGAGGCGATCCTGGAGCAGCTCGGCCAAGGCGTCGACCCCGTCCAGGTCATCGTCGACGAGCTGGTTGCCGACGGCCTGGCCTACGACCGCGCTCTGGAGCTGTACGGCCAGGCCAACTCGCGACGTCTCCTCGGTGCCGACCTGCTGCACCCGAAGACCGGCGAGCCCGCGAAGCTCGGCGACGTCATCAAGGAGTACGGGCAGGCCGTCAAGCCCGTCACGACGGGCGTTACGCCCCCGTCAGGGCAGGCCGGAGAGCAGGCGGGAGAGGGGGAGTGCAGCGGCCCGCCGGCGCACTCCCTGAGCGATGCCGAAGCCTCTGCCTCGGCCGTCGTCAAGGCGCCCCCGGAGCAGGACCATGCGCCGGAGCCCGTCCGCGCCCCGCAGATGCGCATGATGCACGCCTGCTTCGCGAAGGTCGGCCTCGGCCACAAGGACTCCCGGGCTCAGCGGCTCCGCGTCACCTCGCTGATCATCGGCCGCGAAATCAGCTCCGCGAACAAGCTGACCAAGGACGAGGCCCAGACCCTCCTCGACACGCTCACCAACTTCGGCGACCGCGAGAACGGCCCCGCCGACTTCGCCGCCATGGTCGACGGCCTCGCCTCCCAGCCTGCCTGATTCACCACTGACCGCGGGCCCGCCCCGACCCCATGCGGGGCGGGCCCGCACCTTCCAGAGAGGAGGTGCACCACAGTGGTGAACCCCACCATCGAACAGGCCGAAGCGATCGACGCGTACGGCGATGGGCTCGACCTCGTCCTCCAGGCCGGCGCGGGCTGCGGCAAGTCCAGCACGCTCAAGATGATCGCTCGGTCCGACCGGCGGCGCCGGATGACGTACGTCGCCTACAACAGCACGATCGCCGCCGACGCCCGCCGCAGCTTCCCGTCCAACGTCACGGCCAAGACCGGCCACGGCCTCGCCTTCGAGCCGCGGTACGGCGAGAGGCTCCAGCGGCCGCGCCAGACCGCGCACCAGGCTGCGCAGGCCCTCGACGTCCGCTCGATCCTCGGCATCATCGGCGCCACCCCGAGCATCCTCACGGACCTCGGCGGCATGAAGGCCATGACCTCGAAGATCATCATGCGGATGGCGCTCGACACCATCGAGCGCTTCTGCCACAGCGCCGACGAGGGCCTGGTCCAGAAGCACGTCCCCCAGTACGACGGGCTGCGGAAGGCCCGCGGTGAGGTCGTGAAGCTGGTCCTCCCAGTGGCCCGGGCCGCCTGGGAGAACCTCCAGCGCGACGACTCCGTGCTGAACCTGAGCCACGACCACTACCTGAAGATGTGGGCGCTCTCGAAGCCCACCATCCCCACGGACGTGGTCCTGCTCGACGAGGCCCAGGACACCAACGACGTCCTCTCCGCCGTCCTCCTCGCCCAGGAGCACGCGCAGCGCATCGCGGTCGGCGACTCCGCGCAGCAGATCTACAGCTGGCGCGGCGCCAACGACGCCCTGGCCAAGTTCGTCAACGAGCTGGGATGCCCGGAGCTCACCCTGTCGCAGTCCTTCCGGTTCGGTCCGGCCATCGCCGCTCGGGCGAACGTGTGGCTCCGCCTGGTCGGCGGACCGCTCCGCCTCACCGGCTGGGAGGCCGCCGAGTCCACCGTCGGCCAGCTCGACGCCCCGGACGCGATCCTGTGCCGCACGAACGCGGGCGCCATGGGCATCGTGCTGGAAGCGCTGTCCGCCGGCCGGAAGGTCGCGCTGGTCGGCGGCGGCTCCGCCATCAAGCAGCTCGCCTGGGCTGCCGAGGCCCTCCAAGGCGGGCGCCCGACGGACCACCCCGAGCTGATGGGCTTCGCCTCCTGGGACGACGTTCGGCAGTACGCGGCCGAGGAGGACGGCTCCCTCGAGGTCCTGGTGAAGCTCATCGATGAGCACGGGCCCGGGCGGATCGTCTCCGCGGCGGATGGCCTGGTGTCTGAGCAGCAGGCCGAGCTGGTCGTCTCGACTGCGCACCGGTCCAAGGGCCGCGAGTGGCCGGCGGTCCGGATCCACGCCGATTTCCGGGCGCCGAAGCCTCAGACGAACGGCCTTGTCGTCCTCCCGCGCGAGGACGCCCGCCTCGCCTACGTCGCCGTCACCCGGGCCCGCGAGCAGCTCGACGACACCGCCCTCGCCTGGGTCCGGGACGTCACGGCGGTGAGCGAATGACACGGCTACCCGAGCGCGTCAGGACGCCCTCCGTACCGGTCATGAGCGGCGTCCGGATCGGCCGCCAGCGCCACTGGATCCGGGTGACCAGCATCTCCGTGCCCACCGTGTGGATGGCGACCGCCGAGGGCCTGGTCTGCCTCGACCTGGTCGCCGTGGAGCTCGCCGCGAATGGGCTGCGCAAGGGGTGGACGCTCACGCCCGACGAGGCCCGGTACACGGCCCGCCTCCTGCTCGACCGGGAGGTGCCGTACTCGATCATCTCGCAGCGTGTGGGCGCGAACACGGAGACCCTGCGCTCCTGGTTCCCGGGCGAGATCGCCCCGGCGAGCGAGCAACTGGCCCGTCCGCAGGCCCGGCCCCAGTGCGGCACCCGCCGAGGAACCCGGCGCGGCTACCGCTGGCACCGCGCACGACTCGAACCGCCTTGCCCGGACTGCCTGGAAGGCAACCGGGTCGCCGATCGCCACTACAAGGAGCACGGCACCTACGTCGGCGCCCCGATCTGCACCGCGGCCGTCGCATGACGGGCGTCAGCGCACCCCGTCACGTAGCCGCTACCAGCACTGATCCGTTGGATCTTGACCGACTGAACGGAGGCTCCGTCATGGATCGAGAGTGGGAACTCAAGGCCCTCTGCAAGGACATGGACCCGGAGATCTTCTTCTCCAAGCGCACGCTCGGCCTCGCCAAGCAGACCTGTCGTGAATGCCCTGTGCAGATGGCGTGCCTGGAGGCTGCTCTCGTCCGCGAGGCGGGCGTGGCCAAGGCCTTCCGGATCGGCATGGTTGCGAACACCACGGGCGCGCAGCGGTACGCCATCGACAAGCAGCGCAAGTCCGCGAAGGCCGCCACCGCGAAGGCCGAGACCGCGGCGGAGCCCCTTCGGAAGAAGCCGACGGGCCGGCCGAAGGGATCGGGCGGGGACCTCGCCCCGTGCGGCACTCCTGCCGCGTACCAGCGGCACATCCGCAACAAGGAGCCGGTCGACGAGGCCTGCAAGGTCGCGAACGCCGACAGCCGGCGCCTGTACCGGCGGACCGGGTCAACGAAGGTCCCGGCGACCCGATAGCTGCCGGTGGCCCGGCGTGACATCGGCCGCCGGGCCACCGGCCACCACCACCCCTAGGAGACAGCACGTGGGCAGCCGCCTGTACGTCGAGGTGCTCGACTACGCACCGACGACGCTGACGCACCGCGAGAAGCTTGCGCTCTCGGTGCTGGCGGACGACGCCCGCGACTCGACGCGGATCACCTGGTCCTCGGTCGAGTCGGAGAAGATCCTCCGCCGAGCGCAGGTGTCGCGCCCCCAGGTCTACGAAGTGATCAAGGCGCTGGTGAAGAAGGGCGTCCTGGAGAAGGTCTCGGCCGGCCAGAAGAACGGGACGGCCAAGTACCGGATCCTCCCGCTTCAGTGTCCGGAACTACCGGACACTGACGACGACGACCAGAGTCCGGATTCTCCAGACACTGACGACCCTCAGAGTCCGGAAACTCCGGACCCTGGACCCGAACTTGAGGGTCCGGAAATCCCGGACACTGACCCGGCTCAGCGTCCGGATTCTGCGGACACTGACGCTGAAGCCCAGTGTCCGGAAAACCCGGACGCTGACGAGTCTCAGTGTCCGGAAACACCGGACGTCAGTGTCCGGGAATCCCGGACGCCTACTCTCTCTCCTCTCTCTACAGGACCTCACTCTGTGGGGGACCACCCGTCGTCAGCTGACGCTCACGACGACGCACCAGACGAGGTCCTCGAGGGCGAGCCCGTCGATGATGCCGAGGCAGACGGTGCAGAGGCTCCCGTCACCGCCCAGACGATCGTCGGCGAGTGGCTCGACCGATGCACCGAGCGCCCGCCCTCCCGCGTCATCGGCCAGCTCTCCCGCGAGATCCGCGTCCTCCTCGAGGAGGACCGCATCGACGCCGACCACATCCGCCGCGGCATCGCCCACTGGATGCGCAAGGGCCTCCACCCCGCCACGCTCCCCAGCGTCGTGAACGAGGTCATGAACACCCCTGCTCGCCCGGCCGGAACGCCCGCGGCCCGCCAGCAGCCCGCGAACACCCTCTACGACCAGGCAACAGGCACCACCGTCTTCGACCGTGCCCGCGCCCGCCTGGCCGCCCGAACCGCCGCCCAGGAAGGACAGGGCCAGTGACCCAGGACGAAGCCATCCTGCTGCTGGAGTACGTCGCCGCAGCCTGCCCCGCCCAGCGCATCGGCGAGCACACCCCGGACGTCTGGGGCGAACTCTTCGCGCCCTACGCCCTGGACGAGGCGCGCACCGCCGTTCTCGTCGTAGCCCGCCAACAGCCGTTCGTCGCCCCGGCCGACGTCATCACCGAGATCAAGGCCCGCCGCGCCGAGCGCATCGAGCTGGCGAACGTGGTCTACGACGGCGACCCGCTGGAGACCGGCGCCGAGTCGGCCGCATCGGTCCGTGAACTCATCCGAGCCGCCGCGGACGGCCTCACAGGCCCCAGCAGCATCCGGGCCTCCCTGGGGGCCGGAGAACGCCTCGCACTGCCTCCAGGCGCCGATCATGGCCCGTACGAGGGCCGCGCAGCCGCCGCCCGGGCCGCCATCGGCAAGATGCCGTCCAGCCGAGCAGGCTCCAGCGACCCCCGCGCCCGCGGCTGCCGACGCTGCGGAGCCGCCCCCGGCAGCAGCTGCACCACCGGCGGCCGCCGACGCCGCGACGTCCACCCCATCCGCCTGGAAGACACCCAGCGCGCCGCCGCCGGCCTCCCGCTGCTCGACCTGGACGCCGCCGAGGCCCGCATCAAGGCCGCTTCCGCCGCGGCCCTCGACCGCGACGACCAGGAGCAGGAGGCCGAGGCATCATGACGACCCCGATCCGCCGCCGAGGCCCGTACCGGTTCGCCGCCATGGCCGTGCAGTGCACCTGGTGCCGGGCGCGCGTCGGCGAGCTGTGCACGAACCAGCGCGGCACGACCGACCGGCGCCGAGACGTGCACTCGGCCCGCGTCGTCGACTGGGACAGGGTCATGTCAACCCAGTGCCCCGAGCGCATCTGCCAGGCCCCCGCCGGCCAGCCCTGCACCCTCACCCCCGACGTCCACCACGCCCGCACCCTCACCGCCCCCCGACCAACCACCACCACGCCATGAAGCGACTCCTCCCGTGCCGAGACTGCCGCCGCCCCGTCCTGTGGACCATCACCGAGGCAGGGAAGCGCATGGCGGTCGACCCCGACCCCGACCCCGCCGGCAACACCGCGGTCTGGCGCGACGGCACCGGCGCCGTCCGCTCCCGCCGCCCCTCGGCCGAACTCCCCCTCACCGGCTGGGAGCGGCTCTACATGCCGCACGTCGCCACCTGCCCCACCCGCACCGAGCAGCTCGCCCTCCCCGGCGCACTCCCGCCCGGAGTGACCAGCCTCGACGCCCACCGCCGAAAGAAGCGCCGATGACCCACCACCCCGCCCCGCAGCCCGAGGTCACCCACCAGGGCCCCCACCCCGACCACGGCGGCCTCACCACCCACGTCGGTACCCGGGAGAACTGCTCCGGCCCCGACTGCGGCCCCCGCGACCCCGAAGACGAAATCCGCGACGCTGTCCTCGACCTCGAAGCCCTCTCCGAAGCCGCGTACGGCACCAGCTGGCGCATCGTCCGCGAAGAGGAGGACGTCTACGACACCTCGTGCCGTGCCATCGGCATCGAGCCCACCGACGGCGACGCCGACATCGTCGTCTTCCAGGCCGACGACATCGCCGAGGAAGACGCCGCCTACATCGCCGCCATGGACCCCGAGACCGGACACCTCCTCGCCAACCTCCTCCACGAGATCGCCGAGGACTGGGGCCCCGAGCTCGACAACCGCCAGGCCATCCAGGAGGCCGCCCACAAGCTCGCACACAAGATCAACAACCGCCCGTGAAGTGCCGGTACTGCCCGCGCCGACTCCGCACACCGGAGTCCCAGGCCCGCGGATACGGCCTGATCTGCGGCCAGAAACTCGGCCTCATCCCGAAACCGACACCCCGTCACAGCCGCGCCCTGACGCACGTCACGCCCGTCATGACGGGTGCCGTCCACCCCGACCAGACCGCCATCCCCATCCAGCCCCAACTCCCCACGGAGGAATGACCTTGCTGCCCACCCTCACCGGCGTCGGCCGACTCACCGCCGACCCCGAACTCCGCTTCACCCAGTCCCAGAAGGCCGTCGCCTCCATCGCGTTGGCGTTCAACTCCCGGAGGCTCAACAAGCAGACGAACCAGTGGGAGGACGGCGACGTCCTGTACATCCGCGGCACCGTCTGGGAGCGCCTCGCCGAGAACGCGGCCGAGACCCTCGCGAAGGGCATGGAGGTCCTCGTCACCGGCGAGGTCCGCACGGAGTCGTGGGAGAAGGACGGCCAGAAGTACGAGCGGTCGGCACTCCTGATCCGGAGCATCGCGCCGAACCTCGCCTTCGCCGTTGCCACCGTGGCCAAGGACGCCGCGAGCCAGCAGAACGGCGGGCAGCGCGGCGCGCAGCCCCAGCACGGGCAGCAGCAACGCCGCTCCGGCCCGCCCCCGCAGGACGACCCCTGGGCCGTCGACGCCGCCAAGGGCTACAGCGACGAGCCCCCGTTCTGATGGCCGCCCTCCTCAAACTCCCCGGAGGCACCCGAGACGCCTCCGAACTCGTCGAAGCCCTCCTCGTCGCCGCCCAGGCCCGCGAGGCCACCGCTCCCGAACTCGCCGCCCGATGGCGCGACCTCGCCGACAGCATCGGCGACGGCCTCGACGCCCTCCCACCACCACGACAGGAACACGACCAATGATCAACCTGACCAAGATCGAACAGCAGGCCCCCGGCCTCGTCAGCCTCGCCAAAACCGCCGCCGCCTCCCTCCAGAAGACCGGCCTCACCGACCAGCGCGCAGCCGTACAACTCGTCCTCGACCACTCCGGCAGCATGGAACGCTTCTACCGCTCCGGCGACGTCCAGCACCTCGCCGAACAAGCCCTCGGCCTCTCCACCAACCTCGACGACGACGGCGCCGTCCCCCTCATCTACTTCGGCTCCTACGCCGAGCAGCACGAAGACATCCGCCTCGACAACTACGCCGGGATCATCCAGCGCACCCACCCCCAAGTGCACTGGGGCTCCACCGACTACGTAGCCGCCATGAAGGCCGCCATCGCCGAACACCAAAACGCCTTCACCACCGAACCCGGCCTCATCATCTTCCAGACCGACGGCGAACCCGACGACCGCTGGGCCACCGAACGCCTCCTCAAAAAGGCCTCCAAGCTCCCCATCTTCTGGGCCTTCATCGGCTTCGGAGACCGCGTCAGCTTCCTGGAGAAGCTCGACGACCTCCGCGGCCGCAAGGTCGACAACGCCGCCTTCTTCCACGCCGCGAACCCCCACACGGTCACCGACGAGCAGCTCTACGACGGCATCACCAGCCAGTTCGCCCAGTGGCTCACCGCGGCCCGCGCCGCCGGAATCCTCACCTGACCAACCCGCCCACCGAGGACAGGGACCCCACGCAGGGACCCACCTCCGGCCACCACACCGGAGCATGTCCATGACCGAAAAGACCCCCAGTAGGAACCAGGAACCGGAACCGGTTCGCCCCTGGTTCGCGCGCCTGTTCCGCAGGCCGAAGCCCGTCATGACGCCCCCGCCGGCCGACGGCCCCCACATCCTCCGCCTCACCCAGGAGCTCAACGCAGCCCTGGCCGAAGCCGCCAGGTGGAAGCGCCAAGCCGACTCGTTCGAGAAGGACCGCGAGCGCGCCGTCGAGGCCCTCGTCGGCTGCATCGCCGAGCGGGACGGAGCGTACGGCGAGCGCGCGCAGCTCCTCGCCTGGCTCGCCGCACTCCACCCGGCCACCACCGTGATCACGCAGTCCCCGGACGTCGACGAGGACGGTTGGCAGCTGCTGTACCTCGTGGCCGGCGGATGGCAGATGTCCTGGCACATCCACCCCCGCGACGCCCACCTGTTCCAGCACGTGACCGTGGTCGACGTGACGGATCCGCGGGCGCAGTGGGACGGGCACGGGACGGTCCAGAAGTACGAACGGATGCGGGGGCACGTCCGGCTCCTGGCGCTCGACAGCCTGGGCGCTGACGGGCAGCCGACGCCCGTCACGGAGGTGCGCAGTGCCTGAGCCCTGCGCCCTTCCGCACGACCCGTACATCACCGCCGTGATCGACGCGCTCACCGCCGCCGGCCTGGAGCCAGACAGCTACTGGACGTCGGACGCCGAGACCGACCCCTACGCCACCGGCGACGACGCGGGCTGCATCACGATGCTGAACGCCGTCATCACCTGGGACGACGACACCGACGACGACAGCGGCGGCCTGCTTCTGCTGTGGGACCACCCCGCCGAACAGTGGCAGTACGCCCGGCCCCGCGCCGAGGGCGGCAACACCGAGCCCGAGTTCCTGGAGCAGCTCGGCCGGTACTCGGATCCGGCCGTAGTCGCCGCGTTCGCCCGGGCCCTCCTGGACGGGATGCCGCTGCCCGAGGGGCACGCGCCGTACTGGCACCCGGCCGATGCTGTCCGCCGCGCCGTCGACGCCTGGGCCCTCGACTCCTGACCCGGAGTAGGCCGCCCCCGATCGATCCGGGGGCGGCCTCTGGCCACCACCCCACTCTCACCACCAGGAGTAGAACGACGTGACCAACATCGCCTTCGTGGACTGCGAGACCACCCACCTCGACGCCGAGATCGGCGAGGCCTGGGAGGTCGCCGTCATCCTTCGCGCGGAGAAGGACGGCCGCCTCACGGACACCGAGCACGTCTGGCAGTTCGCCATCGACCGGGCGACCGCCGACCCCGAGGCCCTCCGCATCGGCCGGTACGACCAGCGCAATGTCATCGGCGCCAGCTGCGACTGCCCGGCTGCTTTCACCGCCCCGAACGCGATCACCTGCATGCCCCGAGCCGACGCGGTCCAGGCCATCGTCAACGTCCTGTCCGGCGCGGTCCTGGTCGGCAGCAACCCGGGCTTCGACGAGAGGTTCCTCCGCAAGCTCCTCGGCCCCGGCGGCGCGCAGTGGCACTACCGGCCGTACGACATCGTCCAACTCGCCGCCGCGAAGACCGGCGCCCAGGCCGCCGGCCCGCTCCCGTGGCGCACGCACGAGCTGTCCCGCGCGGTCGGAGTCGAGCCGCCCACCGCCGAGGCCGCCCACACCGCGCTCGGCGACGCCCGCTGGGCCCGCGACGTCCACGACGCCGTCATGATCCGCGAGAAGTTCCCGCTGTCCTGGGAGGGCCGCGCAGCCCACGCGATCAAGCTCTACACCCAGACCGCCATCGAGCTGGACGACGCCCGCCGCCACCTCGCGCAGTACGCCAAGATCGCCAAGGGGCTGCACGTCTACAGCCACGTTCTCCGCGCCCGCCCAGGCCGAGAGATCAGCACCGACTACGCCCGAGAGTGCCTCGACCAGCTCATCGAGCATCCGGAAGGCGTGTGCGACCTCGACCAGAACGAGGCCGTGATCGAGCGGGTCTCGAAGCTCGCCACCCGGTGGGCCGTCCTCCGGGCGTACGGCGGCGCCGCGACCGAGCTGCGCAAGGCCCTCGACACCCCGTCACAACCCGTCATGACGGGCCAGACCGCCGCCGTACCGCGCACCGAGCGCGAGCACTGGGTGGACATCGCCAACGCCCTCAACGCCGCGCACGCCGCCGGGATGCCCGTCGGCATCGACGTCGACGGCACCCTGACCGACCACACCGCCTGGTCAGTGATCTGGGACCCGACCACCGAGCGATGGGAGCTCGCCGGATACGACGACGGGGACGACGAGACCCCGTGCACCTGCACCGTCGGCGAGGCCTGCGACCAGTGCGCCGACGACGACCAGGACGAGGACGAGGAGGAGACCGGCGACGCTGACGGCGACGTCCTCGAGCTGATCTCCGAGATCGCCGGACGCCTCCGCGACGCCACCGACGAAGGCGAGTACCACGCCGTCGGCCTGATCAGCGACCTCGCCAGCGGCTGCATGCCGGTCGCCGAGGCACGCGCCGCGCTCGCCGAGATCACCTTCCGGCACGTCTGACCCGGGCCCGGCCGCCCGCGTTCAGGTCGGGCGGCCGGCCCCCCACCATCCCACCCGCGACCAGGAGCAGCACATGTCCACACCCGTCATCCGCCGCCGCAAGAAGCCCGTCGAGGTCGACACCATCCAGTGGACCGGCGACAACGAGACCGACGTCCAGGCCTTCACCGGCGGGGCCAGCCACTTCTACGCCCTCGACAACGACGACCGCGAGAACAGCGACGACCCCGAGGCGACGGCCACCGTCTACGACAAGCTGCACTCCACCTGGGTCCTCGTCTACACGGGGCAGCACATCGTGCGCGGCGTGAAGGGCGAGTACTACCCGATCGCCGAAGACGTCCTCGCCGAGACCTACGAGCCCGTCAGCGACCCGTCATGACGGGCGTCGTCGCGTACGCCGTCCTCGTCACCGCGGTCGCCGCGATCCTCTGCTGCCACCACGGAGAGCACGGCCGCGCCACCGGCCGCACCCTCCTCGACGCCCTGCGCCGGACCCGTCAGGAGCCGTCATGACGCACGGCCAGCCACCCCGGCACCGCCGTACCGCCCGCGCCTTCACCCTCGGCGCGGGCGGTACCGCCGCGTTCGCTCTGCACGTCCTCGACGAGCACCTGGTGCTGGCCGTGTTCGCCCTGTACGTGGCCGCAGTCCTCGCCTGGAGCGCCGTCGCCTACCGCGCCGCCCACCACCGACAGACCGACGAGCTCGACTGGGAGCAGCGCCACGTACACGGCAAGCACCCTGCCCCGTTGATCCCTTGCTGCCTCCTCGCGGACTACAGCGGGGGAGCAGCGCACGACCGGCGCCGCTGCACGAACGTCGCCCACCGCCTCCCCACCGCCAGGAGCAGCACGTGAGCCGTATCCCGCCCGCACGAACCACAGCCGACCGCGCCCGAGTCCACATCAAGGCGGTCCTCGAGGAGCTGAAGCGTCAGACCACCAGCGGACCCCCGGATGTCCAGGGCTTCCTGTCCGGCATGCTGTCCGGGCTCGCAGTCTCCGTGGAGATCCTCGACGGCGGGACCGCGGAGGCCTCGCTGGAGCGTATGGCGCAGCGACTGTCCTCCGCCATCAGGGAGGCACACCTGGCGGGCAACCTCCCGCCCCGCCCGCCGGCCGAGGACGACCAGGCGGACGAGGACGCCCGCCGCACCGCGCGCAGGGTCGCCATCCGCGAGCGCCTGGACCAGCTCGACCACCGCGGCATCATCGGAGCCAGCGCAGCGCAGCGCCTGCGGGACCGCGTCGAGGCCGAGATGCGCGAGGCCGACACCGCGCGCGCCGTCGCCGCCGGGAACCTGCGGCACGTGAAGACCCTCGTCCCCGAGCTGGAACAGGCGCAGGCCGCAGTCGACCGGGTGCGTGCCGTCGGGCCCGAGCTGGAGTACGCGGCCACCGGCATCGGGCTGGCCGAGCCCGCGCGCGAGGCTATGCGGGACGCCTCGCGCCGCATCCGCGATGCCCTCGACGGCACCGTGAGCCCGGCCGAGGCGATGACGGCCGCCGGCGCACCCGTCACGACGGGCGTCACCAGCGGCATCCCCGGCTGGAAGGCCGCGGACCACGTCGGCCACGGCAGCCCCTGCGAGGAGCAGCCCGACGGCTCCTGCGCCGGGCCTCCCACATCGGCACTGCGCGACCAGATCGCAGCAGCCCTGTACGAGCGCGAGCGCCCGCCCCAGGACCCGGCCTGGCCCGACGCCTACGCCGCGGACCGCGAGGTGTTCGGGGCCATGGCGGACACCGTCCTGGCCGTTGTCCTGCCCACCACCCGCCTCCTCGGGGAGCTCCACCGCTCCGCCCACCAGGACCTGTCCCGCGTCATCGACCTGTACGAGCGGTGGGTGAAGGCCGGGCCCCCGCAGCTCGGCATCTCGATCGCCCGCTGGTGGGACGCGCGCCTCCTGGAGCTCCGGCACGCCGTCGTCCCGGAGCCCAGCGCGGCCCCGTCATGACGCCCCGTCTGGAGGTCCTCGGTGAGGACGGCGAGTGGCAGGAGGTGCTCGGCGTCACCTCCGTCGAGCTGATCGAGGGCCCGCCCAGCGACCCCCGAGACGAGGCGTACCGACAGCACTACGCGCTCGACGCCCTGGCCTTCTCCATGCCGCCCCTGTCGGGCGCCATCCACGCCGTCTTCGCGACGCAGCTCGACCGGTACAGGGAGGCGTGCGATCGCGTGGAGGAGGAGATGCGACGCGTCGCCCAAGCCCTCGTCACCGCCACCCAGCGGCCCCGCCAAGAGCGGCCCGCCTGGCAGTCCCCGTACGGCCCCGCACGAAGGAGACGCTGACCATGCACGAGTACGTCACCGTGCCACGCGCCTTGATCGCCCTCAACTTCGCTCTATGGCTGTTCAGCATCGTCTGCTGGGTCATCGTCCTCGTCGCCTGAGCATGCGGAAGGGGCGCGCCCGACGTCTGGCCGGACCGGCGCGCCCCCGGCAGTGATCACCGTAACCCGCGCACACCAGGAGTCGCGATGACCACCGCCACCCACCTCCACACCGTCATCAACCACTGGACCGACCTCCAGCAGGCCCTCGGCACCCCCCAAGCCGACGCCTGGCCCCCCGTCATGGGCATCGCCCGACTCCACGACCACCTCCGCGCCGACGAAGAAGCCCGCGAGCTCCGAGCCCTGGAGCGCTCCCCGGACCAGATCGGCACCACCGCCGCACCCCTCCGCATCACCATCCTCGACACCATGACCAACCTCGACGCCCACCTCGTCGACGCGGCCGACTACATCGCCTCCGCCGTACAGCGGCCGGCCGTCACCCGGCCGCCCGTCACCAACCGGTCCGACACCGTCGGCCTCCAACTGGCCGCGCTCGCCCTCGCCGACACAGCCGACCCGCGCCGCTGGTCGTACACCGACCCCCGCCAGCGGAGCGCCCCGTTCGCCGCGGCCTGGCTCCTCGGCCGGGTCGAGGACGCCCCGGGCCCGTTCCGGATGCTGACCGGTGTCCAGCGCGACGAGCTCGCCCGCGTGGCCGGCCGAGCGGCCCGCGCCGTCGACCGCGCGCTCGAGATGGCCCGGCAGACGCGCGCCCTGGAACGGCCTTGCCCGCACTGCCGCGGAGTGCTGCGCATCGAGGGCGGCGACGGACAGCCACCGGCTGTCCGCTGCGTCGGATGCGGACGGAAGTGGGTCGGCTCGACCCGTACTGACCGAGAGGGTTCTGAACTGGGCTTCCTGTGACGGAATCTGTCGATCCATTTAATGGCGCGGGACCTGATCTGCGATGTTCGCGACCTGGGCAGTAACGCCACCTGATGCACCGTCAAGTGGTGTCCGACTTGTCCGGTTTGGTGAAACTGTGGGATGAGTCTCAGAAGCCCTGATCGTCTTTGAAAAACAGGGGATCGCCAGGCAAGGATCTAGGGCACCAGAAGAGCCCGCCGGTGAACTGTAGGAGGTCGCGCCGGCGGGCTCTGATGGGCCAATGTCCCGCGATCACAGAACTGGACCCACAGTGGACAGTACAGAAAACCCTGCCGCGCTTCCTGCCGCGCCGGACGCGATCCTCGTCACTTTCGCCCGGAGAGGATCCGTGCACCATGTTCCCCGTGCGGAGGTCGCCGACCTCATCGAGGAACTCGACCGAGTCCAGCGCCGCGACGAGCGGATCATGCTCGGCTTCTCCGTGTTCGCCTGGAGCGTGGGCTCCGGATGCTACGCGGGGGTGGCGTACGCGGCACTCCACGGCGACGGCCCGCTCACGACGGGATTCGGCATCTTCGGCACGCTGATCTGCGGCTGGGGCTACACGGTCTTCACTAGCTACCGGAAGCGGCGTGCCCGCCGTCGCGGTCGTTGGCGTGCCTGACGACCGTCAGGCGATGTCGATGCCCAGCTCGGTGTCCGGCCGGCAGAAGGCGCACGCCGCGATGTTCGGGTCGGTGAGCGCGGCCCGGGCGTCGTGATCACCGATCGGGGTCGGTGTGCCCTCGATCATCGTGCAGTCGGAGAGGTGCACCGTGGCGGGCTCGGGCCCCCGGGGTGTGCGCTTCTGCTGGACGACGAAGCCGGAGCGGATCGGCGTCGGGGGAAGTGCGGGCAGCCCAGTCGCCCCCTTCGCCCGCGGGCCCGGGCGCCGAGCTGGTGGGTGTTCGGCCCGGGTGAGGGCGGCCTCGACGGCGGCGCGCTGGAGCCGGAGGTAGGTGCCGATGGTCTCGGTGTCGGCGAGCTGCTGGTCGAGGTGCGCCAGGATCGCGCGGAGGCGCGGGGGGTCAGGCGGCAACTCGCTCATGCGTTCGATTCTAAAGGGTCTCTGGGCCGCCGGCGCGCGGCTCAGCAGTCGTTAACGTGACCCTCCTTGCACTGGACATATGTGATCCCGAGCACCTTATTCACTTTAGAAACGTCTACGGCTATAGCGATCAACTCGGCAATGGTGCTCCCGTTTACGCGGGTCGCCGCAGTCCTGGTGTTGATCACGACCTGCTTTCGCATCTTGCCGCAGTCGTCACACCAGGCCCGCACCACGGTCCCTACCTTGGACATTTTTTCCCCCTCCGCCTTCGCTACGGGGAAACCGTCTCATTCAGGGCAGTGAGTGCTCTACGTCCTGGTGCGCCAGAAATCAACTAATTCTGCTCATCTCGACGATGTCGCCCGCTGGCTACATCGGCCGTAAGGCGGTCGCGCGACTGATCGGCCGTGGCGTTACCGCGGCTACTCCTCCGCGCTCTTCTTTGGGCGTGCCGTACCCGACCCTTTGTAGCCGCGGAATACGTCCTGCACCGTGGACAACTTGATCCCGAGATGCTCGGCGATCTCTCGGTACGACATGCCTTCACCCTCGGCCCATAGCTCCCGGATCAACGCGGTGCGCTCCGCCGACCACGCGCGATTCCGGACGACCTGATCGGCCATGATCCGACTCTGCGCCCGAACCCGCTCCACGCGATCCGCGATCCCTTCGACGGCACTCAGGGCGTCCGACACGCGGCGCACCTCCTCGTCGCTCAACTCAAGGCCCTTCGTCCGGTGGGCCGCTTGCACGAACTGTAGGGGACCCCTACAGTCGTCAGCAAGCAGCCGATGCTGCCCATGCATGACGGCCCCGACCGGAAGATCTCACCCTGCCCGGTCGGGGCCAGCAGCCGAATTCCCCTGAGCGACCAGGAGAAACGACCGTGCCCCACCGTACCCAGGGCTGCCCGCCGCAGCCCACCCCGCCCGCCCGCCGCCTCATCGCCGCCGGCTTCATCCGCCGCGCGACCGGCCGCGTCCTCACCCTCGACGCCACCGGTCCCCGCGTCACCGGAACCATCCGCCGCGCGGTCGCCGCGTGAGCCGCCCGCCCGGCCGCTGGGCCGTCCGCATCCTCGCCTTCGCCGCCCTCGCCATCACCCTCATCGGCCTCGCCACCACCCTCAGCGCGACCGGCGGCCGCTGATGGGCGCCCGCGAGTTCCTCCGCAGCCTCCGCCCCGGCAACGACCACCAGCTGGCCGCCGAGCAGTACGCCGGCCGCGAGTCCGCCACCGCCGAGGCTGCCCGCCTCCGCGTCGAACGGCACCGCGCCCGCGTCGCCCGCGACGGCGACCGCGCCGGAGCCCGCCTCCCGCGCCGCCTCCGCCGCGGCAACGCCTGACCCACACCCACCCCGCCCGGCCGCGCCCCCACACGCGCGGCCGGGCCGCGCTTCACCAGGAGCACCCGTGGAATCCCCGCCCAACACCCGCCCCCGCCGCGGCCTCGGCGGCCCCGTACGCGTCGCCTGGGCCATCGTCCTCCTGATGATGCTCGCCGCGGCCGCCTGGTCCATCAGCGCCAAGCTCACCGCCTGGGGCATGAACGACCGCCTGGCCCTCGCCCTGTCCCTCATGTTCGACCTCGCCGGACTGCTCTGCGCCGTCTACGCCCGCCGCGCCATCGAACGCGGCACCCCGGCCGGCCTCGCCCGCCTCGCCGTCTCCGCCTTCGTCACCGTCTCCGGCCTGCTCAACTGGTCCCACGGCCGCGAAGTCGGCGGCACCATCGGCGGCATCGGCCTCGCCTCCATCAGCCTCGCCGTCGAGCTGCTCTTCGAGCTCCACCGCCGCGACATCCGCGACGAGCAGCGCGCCGAGCGCGGCCTGGTCGCCGAGCGAATGCCGCACATCCCGGTCCTCGCCTGGGTGATGTTCCCCGGGCAGTCCTGGGCGACGCTGCGGAAGTCGGTCCGCGCCCGCCTGGAGGGCCTGGACCCCGTCACGGCGCCCGTCATGACGGCCGTGACCAGCGTCGAGAGGATCGTCGAGGCGCCCGTGACGCCCGCCGTCATGACGTCCCCGCCGGTTCAGGCGCCGGCACTTCCCGCGGCCGCGCCCGTACCCGCGGCCGCGCCGACACCCCCGCCGCCCCCGCCCGGGCGCATCCCGGTCCCGCGCCCGCCCGTGACCCCGGCCGGCGCACGGCTCCTGCCGGTCACGTGCCGCCAGGCGCTCCCGCCCGCCCCCGCGCAGGCAAAGCAGACACCCGAGCCGATCCAGTACACCGACCCCCGCTGCGCCGTGATCCGCCGCCTGTACGACACCAGCCCGATGTCCCGCCCGGGCACCGCCGCCATGCGCACCGCGATCACCAAGGCCGGACTCAGCGACGCGTCCGACGGCTACATCCGCGGCACCCTCCGCGCCGAAGTCGAAACCCACGAGCCGCACCTCAAGACCCTGCCCACCGCGCCGTTCGGCATGAGCGCGTAGGAGGACCCGCCCGTGACCGTCCTGTTCGGCGTCTTCTGCGCAGCCAGCGCGTGCGGCGCAGCACTCGGCCTCGCCCGCCAGGCACCCCACGCCACCGGCCCGGTCACGGGCACCGTCGCCTTCATCCTCGTCCTCGCCGCGGCCGCCGCGGCCATGTACCGCTGAGGAACCCCATGACCCCGCTCGCCATCCCCGTCTACGGCATCGTCTCCCTCGGAGGCGTCACCGTCGGACTCTCCCTCTTCGCCTGGGACTTCACCCGCTGGTGGAACAGCCACAAGAAGAAGCTCGCCCCCAAGGCCCTGACCGCCCTCGCCCCACAGCTCCTCTGCCTGTCCTACGGCGCGCTCCTCATCCTCTGCGTCGGCGGAATCGTCGGCGGCGCCGCCGACTGGTCCCTCTGGGGCACCAACACCGTCGGCGACATCGTCCTCGTCTACGGCTTCGGCTCGACGACCCCGACCGTGACGCGCGCCAGCCACCTCGCACTCACCCCCGGCGGGCACGCGGCCGTCATCGTCATCACCGTCGTCATCGTCGCGGTCTGCTCGAAGCGCGGCTTCCGCTGGGACTTCGTCCGCCAGATCCTCGCCGGGACCAGCCTCGGCCTCGCCTCCTCGATCGCGGGCTTCGTCGGCTGGGCCGTCGCCCCCACGGTCTCCTGGGCCGGTGACTACGTGGTCGGCATCCTGTGAACGCGCACGAGGAGGCCGCCGGGCCCGCTGTCGACGACGAGACAGCGGGGGAGGAGGACGAGCCGACCGGCCGCGGCCCGGCCGCAGTCCTGTCCGTGATCGCGGCGGTGGGCGTCTGGCGCGCCGTCGTCGCGTTCCCCGAGGTGGCCTACGTCGTCGTGGGGAGCCTCGGAACCCTGGGCGTGCAGAAGGCCCGGGCGTGGCGGGGGAAGCGAGATGAGGGCGGCGCGGAGGGTCAGGAGTCAGCCCCGGCGCCGGATGTCGCGGCCGCGCTTCGCCGCCTCGTCGGCGACGACAAGGGTGTCCTCCTCACCCGCCTCCAGGAGGACCTCGGCCTCCCGGACACGAAGGCCGTGAAGGCGCTCCTCGAGGCCGAGGGCATCCCGTGGAAGGCCGGTCGCACGCGGGAGGGGAACGGGCCGTCCGTACGGGCCGAGTCCATCCCGGCCGCACCCTCCCCTGTTGCTGACTCCCACGGCGACGGTTGTTGTTGCAGGTCAGGCGACAACGGCAACAGCAACAACGCCGCGGGGGAGGGGGCGGGAGAGGGGATCCGTGTAGAGCGCACCGACGGCGGAATCGTGATCTACGACCTCGCCGACACTCACCGCCGCACCTCCACCGGCAAGAGGACCTCCTGAACCGCCGCTCCACCCCAGGCCCCGTCGTGAATCCCTCCGCGGCGGGGCCCACGTACGCCACCATGGACCCGTGCCCACATCACTTCGCGCCACCGGCCAAGCCAAGGACATGACCCTCGACGAGTTCGCTCAGTTCGTCGACGACGCCCGGAAAGCCGGCATCCCCGGTGACCGGAACATCCGCGCCGAGCTGTCGTACAGCGGCAAGATCAAGGAAGTCGAGATCGCCCTCAGCGAGGACGACGACTGACACCGAGGGGACGCGCATTCAGCTCGGCAGGGAGCTACCGGGCTCCTGATCCGTCGGCCGCAGCTCTCCTCGCCAGCTCAGCGCCCACCGATTGCCGCCGTCATCTGAGAAGTAGAGAACCGGCCGGTTGTTGTGCACTGCGGCGGGCGAGAAGTTCTGGGATTGGAAACGCACGGACCTACCCGGCCCGATGAGGTCGACGAGTTGCATCAGACGGTCGCCGCAAAGTTCCACGGGACCGTTCCAGTGCAAGCGCCACTCAAAGACATCGCTGGAGGCGTAGGCATTGCCGAACCAGACCTCCGCCAGGCGTACTGGCGCATCGCTGCTGTTAGTCACGGTGACTTCCCAGTGATCATCTGGGGTCTGCGCGCCCTGGCCGTCCGTGGATGCCCCAGCCTTCCGGCTGTGCATCTTCACGCGCTTGGCTTGATCCGTCCGCCGGTCGTCGGCTACCGCCCGCAGTTCTGCACGCTCCAGCTCCAGGTTCTGACGCTGCTCGTCCATGAAGCGCGTCTGCTCACCGATGAACTCGCGCTGTTCACCGATCTGCTGACGCTGGCTCCTGATCGTTTGCCACGCGAACAGCGCTGCTCCGCCTGCGAACAGCGCACCGACGGCCGTCGGTACGTCGCCCCAGTTCAAAGGACCCACGTCTCACCTCTCACTTCGCGCTCACCTTCCTCAGGCGGACGCTCGCCCGGCGACCAGCGGTTCCCGGGGCGTCGGGCCCGTCATGACGGCTCTGAGCCCGTCACCGCCGCGCGTCCCGACGTAGGATCCGTGCCCGTGGCACACAACTTCGAAGAAATCGTGGAGAAGCAGCGCGCAGCCGACGAGGCGCACGCCCAGGTCCAAGTCCTCCAGGAGGAGTACGGCCGACCTACCCAGGCGGACGGCTGGACCGACGAGCAGACCACGGCGTACGGCACCGCCTGGACCACCTGGCGCGCTCTCGCCGCCGAGGTCCAGGCTGCCATCACCGAGCACGCCAAGGTCGAGGGCGAGGCCCGGTACAAGATCGAGGCCAAGGTCAAATCCGTCGCGCGCCACCCCGAGCCGGCCGCGGCGTAAGGCGATGTCACAAGCCATAAGTGTTCTATAAGCGCTGTCAAGCGATACCCTGGCCTTACAGCCGTGTGGCACTTGTTTAGCAACGCGGCGGAGACCTGGCCCCGGTCCGACCCAGGACCAGGCCTCCTACGCAGTTCACGAGCCCGGTCGTCCATCTCGCGACCGGGCTCGCTGCTGCCAGCTGCCGATCATCGCCGACCGAAGACTCATCACGCCGTTAGCGTGCGAGGAACTGCGCCGCACCGATGGCGATGGTGATCACCACCCCCGAGGTCGCCACGCCGAGCGACCACTTCTGGTAGCTCGTCCAGCGGCGGCCCTCCCTAGAGTCGTCGGGGTCCTCGGACTCGTCGGTCGGGTTGCACATCGGGAGACCTCCCTTTCCTCGGCCGGCCCGCCCATTGCGGGCCGGGGCCTTGGAGCCGCCCCCCCAAGCAGGCTCAGTGGAAGGTCCGTTCGGTCTCGTTTGAAATCATAGCGGGACTCGGCCGAATGACCGCACCGGTCAACGTAGGTGCAGGTCAGGGCACTTATCCGGTTGAGTGGGCATCAGGGAATAACGCGAGTATGCGTGTCGGCTTCGGTCCACGTCGCATTGAAATGGGGGCAAGGGGATGATCGGTTTCACTGGGCATGCGTGACCTCTTCCGTGATGTGAGCCGAGCATGCCGGAAGTCTCAAAACTGGCACAGTGCTGCGAAATCACCTCGGATACCGCGAGGATTGCCCTTTGCCACTGTGTGCACAGGGGAGATCATGCGCCGCACCACCGCGCTCATCAGCGCCGGAGCCGTAGCCACCGCCGGCATCATCACCAGCCTCGTCATCTGGCTCGCCCAGCCCTCGTACGACGACATCGTCAAGGACTGCCAGACGGCCCTCGCCGCGCAGTCGAAGGCCGGCGGCAAGGGCAAGCCGGACGCCTGCAAGGACGTGAAGGAAGACGACTACAGCGCGCTCGTCCTCAGCAACGCGATCGGTGACCTTGGCTGGACAGACGAGGACGGCAACTTCGACCGGAACAAGATGCTTGAGGACAGCCTCAACGACACGCCCTGACCCGCGCCGTGGCCCGTCATGACGGCGGTGACGCCCGTCATGGACCGGCAGGGGCCGCCATCGGCCAACGTCTACCGCACCAACACACCGCCTCCGGGGGAGATCATGCGCATCCGCCACACCGCCGCTGCCACCATCGCCATGCTCGCGTGCACGCTCACCGCCTGCACGAGCACCGACAGCAGCTCGGACACCACCGCGGCGAAGCCCAAGGCCACCGCCAGCATGACCGCCGAAGAGGTCACCCAGAAGCAGAAGGACGACGCCCTGGCCGCTGCCGGCATCCCGAAGGAGCCGACCGGCGCTGACCGCCAGAAGCTCCTCGACACCCTCGCCGCCGTGGCCCCCGACGTCGTCCGGTACGAGGACAAGGCGATCGACGCCGCCCGCAACCAGTGCTCGTCGATCAACGGAGGCGGCCAGAAGCTGGACTGGACTGCGTCGCAGCGGTTCTCGTACAAGGACGTCACGACGAGCGAAGCCCAGGGCGCGAAGATCAACGCGGCGCTCAAGAAGTCCGGCTTCTGCAAGGTCTGACGTGACCTAGTTGCATTCCGTGACCAGGTGATCCATCCTGGGCGCAAGTCCGGCGTGCCCGGACCCGAAAGCCGCTGCGGCCACCGTGCCGCAGCCACAGAGGTTGGTCGCTGAACACGGCTGACAAAGCCGCCAGCCAGGCCTAACCCCCGACAAGCGCGCAGCTGCTCGCCGTGAGCAACGTCGGGGGTTTTCTCATTCCTCGGTGCCTCTCCCAGCGAAGGCCGCAGCCTGTCCAGGGGGTGACAGCCCATGGGCACCGCGAACCCGGTCACCGACGCTGAGCGGAAGCGCGTCCGCGAGCTCCACGCCGAGGGCAAGGGCCGCAACGAGATCGCCGAGATCCTCGGCCGCGGCGGCCGCACCATCAGCAGCATCGCCAAGAGCCTCGGCCTCTCCTTCTCCCGGGCCGCCGAAGTCCGGCAGGCGACCGAGATCCGCGCCGCCGACCTCGCCGACCGCCGCGCCGCCCTCGCCCAACGGCTCCAGGACGTCGCCGAGCGCGAGCTGGAGAAGGTCAACCAGCCGCACCTGTACTGGGACTGGGGCGGCAAGGAGCACGACTTCGACACCTACGAGGCGTCCGAGCCCACCCCGGCCGACAAGCGCGCGCTCCTGGGCGTCGTCGCGACCGCCGTGGACCGTTCGCTGAAGCTCTCCCCGCCGAAGGAGGAGGGCGGCGCAGACGAGGTCGGCTCGCTACTGGTGGGCCTCTTCGACAAGCTCCGAGCCAAGCATGGCGACCACTGAGCTGGGGCTGTCCGACAAGCAGGAACGGAGCATCGCTCACTCAACGGCGTGGCTGAACGTCTGGGAGGGCAGTGTCCGGTCCGGGAAGACCATCGCCAGCCTCCTGCGCTGGCTGATGTACGTCTGGACAGCACCCGCCGGCGGCGACCTGGTCGTCGTCGGCAAGACCTACGACACCGTCGCCCGCAACGTGTTCGGCCCCTTGCAGGACCCGAACATCGTCGGCGTCGACACCGCGAAGCTCGTCTCGTACACGCGCGGCTCCAGCGTCGCGTGGATCCTCGGCAAGAAGATCGAGGTCGTCACCGCCAACGACGCGAAGGCCGAAGCGCGCCTGCGCGGCCTCACGGGCGCGGGCGCGTACGTGGACGAGCTGACGCTGCTCCCGAAGGAGTTCTTCAAGCGGCTCATCGACCGCATGAGCGTGCCCGGCGCGCTGATCTTCGCCACGACCAACCCGGACAACCCGGGCCACTGGGCGCGCAAGGAATGGCTGAACCGGGCCGACGAGCTGGGCATCCGCACCTGGCACTTCGTCATGGACGACAACCCGGGCCTGTCCGAGGACTACAAGGCCCGGATGAAGCGGAACTTCACCGGTCTCTGGTACCGCCGCTACATCCTCGGCCACTGGGTGCAGAGTGAAGGCGCGATCTACGAGCAGTTCGACGTCAAGAAGCACGTCGTCAGCACGCTGCCCCGGATGGATCGCTGGCTGTGCGACGCGATCGACTACGGCACGGTCAACCCGTACGCCGACTTGTTGATCGGCTTGGGCGCAGATCGGAAGCTCTACGTCGCCTCCGAGTACCGGTACGACTCGCGCCGTGAGCGGAAGCAGATGACCGACGCCGAATACTCGCGCGCCCGCCGGCGGTGGCTCGCCGCGGTCCCGCAGCCCGGGACGTCAACGCTCGGCGTGCAGCCGGAATGGACGGTCGTTGACCCGTCCGCTGCCTCGTACATCGAGCAGCTGCACCGCGACCAGGTCCTCGGCGTCACCCAGGCCGACAACAGCGTCCTCGACGGCATCCGCACCGTCTCCTCCCTGCTGTCCACGGAGGACCTGTACATCCACGAGTCCGCCGCCGGCCTCATCGACGAAATGCCTGGCTACAGCTGGGACGACGAGGCAGCAGAACGCGGCGACGACAAGCCGATCAAGGAAAACGACCACAGCTGCGACGCCCTGCGCTATGGCATCCGGACGACCGAATCCCTGTGGCGCCCCTACCTGCCGACCCACCTGGACAACGCCGCGTGAAGGAGGTGCCAGATGCCCCTGCCCACACGCAACGTTGCCTGGCCTCCGCCGTACATGAAGCCCGCCCTCGAGGCGATGCACACCTGGGACACCTGGTGGAGCGGCGATCCCGACCGCCTGGAAGGGCTGTATGGGGGAGGTAGCGGCGCCTACAGCGGAGGGTCGGACCCGAAGCCGTTCCAGTACTCCAACGGGGTGATCGGCAAGATCGCCCGCTGGTGGTGGGGCACCCCAACCGCCCCGGGAGAGCGCCGGACCAAGCTGCACGTGCCGATCGCCGGCGACCTCTGCGGCGGCTCCGCGGACCTCCTCTTCAGCGAGCCCCCGAAGCTCACCGTCGACGACGACTCCACCCAGAAGCGCCTCGACGTACTCACCGACGACGGCATGCTCGCCACCCTTCAGACCGCCGCCGAGGTCGGCGCAGCGCTGGGCGGGATCTACCTGCGTCCGGTGTACGACCTCGACGTCGCGGCCCGGCCCTGGCTGCACGCCACCCACGCCGACCGCGCCGTCCCCACCTTCACCTGGAACCGGCTCAGCTCCGTCACCTTCTGGAAGGTAGTGCACGAGGACGACGGTCAGGTCTGGCGGCACCTGGAGTGCCACGAGCGCGGACGCATCCTGCACGGCCTCTACCAGGGCACCAAGGCGAAGCTCGGTCAACCGGTTCCGCTGGAGGACCACCCGGCGACCGCCGTCTACGCCAAGCGCGTGGACGCCGAAGGAGCACTCCTCACCGGGTACGACGGGCTGGACGTCTCGTACATCCCGAACCAGAACTCCCGCCGGTGGCGATGCAACTCCGACCTGGCGGACCTCGGCCGATCCGACCTGGACGGCGTCGAGCCGCTCATGGACAGCCTCGACGAGACGTACGCCAGCTGGATGCGCGACATTCGCCTCGGCAAGGGCCGCATCGTCGTCCCGGACGCCTACCTCCAGTCCAACGGGCCCGGCCGCGGAGCGAGCTGGAACCCCGACCAGGAGGCCTTCGCGGGCATCAACGCCCTGGCCCGCGGCGACAGCACGCAGCTCACCGTCGCCCAGTTCGAGATCCGCGTCCAGGAACACCGGGACACGGCCGAGGACCTCGTCAATCAGATCCTCCGGTCGGCCGGCTACAGCGGGCAGACCTTCGGGCTCGGCGGCGACGCCGCGGTGACCGCGACCGAGGTCAAGGCCCGCGAGCGCAGGTCGATGACGACCCGCGGCCGGAAGATCCTCCGATGGCGGGTCGGCCTCGCCGACGCGATCCACGCGCTGCTGGCGATCGACCAACAGGTCTTCCACTCAGGGGTTCAGCCCCAGCCGCCGACGATCGAGTTCGAGGACTCCGTCCAGGAGGACCCGCTGTCCCTGGCGAACACCGCCGACGTGCTGCGGCGCGCACAGGCCGCTTCGACAGACACCCTGGTGCGCATGCAGCACCCGGAGTGGAACGACACCCAGGTCGCGGCAGAGGTCGAGCAGATCCACCGCGAGACCGGCCTGGCCGTATCCGACCCCGACACGCGGTAGGGGGTGCTCATGCCGGTCTCTCCGTGGATGGCCGAGGACCTCTCTACGGGAGTCCGGGACCTGTACGCCGACGCGGAGGAGCGGCTGCTGACGATGATCGCCCGCCGCCTGGCGGACGGCATCGACACACCGCAGTGGATGGAGGCCAAGCTCGCCGACGTCCAGGCCCTGCGCCGCAGTGCCCAGGCCGTGGTCGGCGAACTCGGCAAGGCCACCTCGCTGGAAGTGCACGAGGCCGTGGCCGAGGCCTACAACGTGGGCGCCCGGGCCGGCCTCATCGAACTCGGCGCCCTCGACGACGGAACCGCCGTCCGGCTCGCCGAGCAGACCCCGGGCACGCGTCGAGCCGACCGCCTGGCCATGGAGACGATCGCCGTCGTCAACGAGTCTCACCGAGGCATCCTGCGGGGCGTGGAGGACGTCTACCGCAACGTCCTGGCCCAGGCCGCAGCCACGCCCCTCATCGGCGTCGAGACGCGCAGGCAGGCCACCCAGACGGCCGTCGCACGGTTCACCGAGCGCGGTGTCACCTCGTTCCTCGACCGCTCCGGCCGCAACTGGTCCATGACCACGTACGCCGAGATGGCCACGCGCACCGCAGTCGGGCGGGCGGCTGTCGAGGCTCACCACGACCAGCTTTCCGCCGCCGGCATCGAGTTGGTCATGGTGTCGCAGTCGCCGCACGAATGCCCCCGGTGCCGACCCTGGGAGGGGAAGGTCCTCGCGCTCGACGGGCCGGACGGGAAGCGCACCGTGGAGGTGGAGCACGCCACCGAGGACGACGTCACGGTCACGGTAGAGGTGGCCGGCACCCTCGACGAAGCGCGCCGAGCGGGCCTCCAGCATCCGAACTGCCGCCACACCACCAGCGTCCACCTCCCGGGCATCACCCGCCCGCCCACGAAGGCGGCCAAGGACCCGGAGGGCTACGAGGCCACCCAGCGGCAGCGGGCGATCGAGCGGAACATCCGCAAGTACAAGCTGCGCGCGGCGAGCGCGGTCGACCCGGCAGCGAAGCGCGCGGCCGAGGCGCGCGTGCGCGCGTGGCAGGGACAGATGCGCGAGCACCTGGACGCACACCCTGAGCTGATGCGGAAGCGGTACCGGGAGCAGCCCGGCGCGAGCAACCTGCCGAAGGGCACGCGCCCGCCGCAGGATGCCGTCGAGGCCGCCCGTATCCGCGCGGGCGACGCGCGCACACCCGCGGAGATGACGGACGAGCAGCTCGGCGCAGCAATGCGCTCCGGCGCCCTCGACGAAAGGGACTTCACCCGGGTCGAGGCGGAGGCCGACCGCCGGGACCAGGCCGCCCTCATGGACCGCGTGCGCCCCGACGGCCAGCTGACCGACGACCTGACCGGCTTCTCCGACGACGAGCTAGGCCGAGCGCTGCGGGACGTCCCGCCGGCCGAAGCCCTTCGGATCGCCGCGGAGATGGACCGTCGGGACCTGGACGCCGGTATGCCCGGCGTCGACCGGCACCTTGCCGGGCTGTCCGACGAGCAGCTCGGCGCCCGGGCCGCCCACTCCGACGGCGAGGACCTCACCCGGATCGCAGCCGAAGCCGACCGCCGCCAACTGCTGGCCACCGTGTTCCCCGGCGGAACGCTCGCGGCAGACCTGGCGCCGATCGGGGACGAGACCCTCGGGTGGGCCCTGCGGTACGCCAACGCTGAGCAGGCAGCACGGATCGCGTCGGAGCTCGACGCCCGGTACCCCACCGAGCCGCTCCCGCCCGCCGCTGGCGCGCACACCGTGGCAGGCCAGCTCGCCGACCGGGCCGCGCTCGACGAGGCCCTCGGACCGCTCAGCGCGGTCGACGAGTGGGCGCGTCTCGCAGATGAGCTGCCAGACCCGTATGCCGGGATGACAGCGACCGAGCGATGGCTCGCGGACCGGGAGGCCGAACACCAGGCAGCACGCGGGGCCTACACGCGCGAGCAGGTGCGGGAGATGTACCGAGAGCACATCTTCTCGCAGCTCCTCGCCGCGGACGAGGCGACGAACGGCCGCCTCCTGAGCCGCAAGGCACAGGCCGACGGCATCGACCCGATGTCGCTGTTCACGGGCCCATCACACGTCGCCTACGCCCGCGCGTCGGAAGAGCTGAAACGGTGGTGGGCGGACCACCCGCGCACTACGCTGGCGGAGTACACGGAGATGGTCACGGGCGAGGCCAGCAGCGCCGCAGCCACCGCGCGCAAGGCCGCCGGCGACCAGCAGAACCGACTCTGACCCGGGAGTAGCTGTGGGCGGACGCGAGGCACTCGTGCGGGCCCTCGACGAGGGCGCCGAGGCTGGCCGCGACGGCGCGCCTGTGACCTCCTGCCCGTACCCGGCCGGTGACCTCCGCCGCTCGGCGTGGGTCCGCGGATACGCGAAGACCCGCCAGCTCCCCGACGCCGGCTGACCCAAGCCTCTTCACCCAGGCCCGCCTTGTGCGGGCCTTTTTCATGCCCGGACTCGGGCCCTCAGTCGTCCGGGCCGCCAGGTGCGCCCGGCAGCAGTACGGCCCCGCCAGGCGCGGGGCCGGCCCCTTTCACGCGCACCGGGAGTGCACGACATGCAGAAGCGAACCCTCGCCCGCCAAGGCCTCCGCGCCGGCTGGGCGCACCCCTACGCCTCGGGCCCTTTCGACCCGTACCTGTACGCCGACGGCGGGGACGGAGACGACTCCGGATCCAGCAGCGGCGACGGGGACGGTGACGGCGGTGGGTCCGACGACGACCAGGACGACGACGCTGCCGGCGGGACCGGCGACGACGGCCAGGACGACGCGGGCAAGGACGACACCAAGCCGAAGCCCAAGCCGCCGGCCAAGAAGACCAGCGACGAGGATCCGGCCGCGACGATTGCCCGGCTCCAGAAGGAGCTGAAGCAGGCGAGCGGAGAAGCGGCCAAGGCGCGGACGACCGCCAAGAAGACGGCGGCGGACGAAGCCCGTAACGAGATCGTCCAGGAGCTGGGCCGGGCGCTCGGCCTGATCAAGAACGACAAGGACGCCCCGCTGGACCCGGCCGCGCTCAAGGCGTAGGTCGAGTCCGCGACGGCGGCCCACAAGTCCACGGCCATCGAGCTCGCGGTCTACCGGGGAGCGGGCAAGGCCGGCGTCGACCCGGACGCGATCACAGACTCGCGCCAGTTCATGGCGTCGATCAAGGATCTCGACCCGTCCGACGAAGGGTTCGCGAAGGCCGTCCAGGCCGCCATGAAGAAGGCGGCCGAGGACAACCCGAAGCTCAAGGTCCAGACGGCTCCCAAGCGGACGTCCAGCGACTTCAACGGCGGGGGCGGGACCTCCTCCGATCCGGAAGACATCGACACGATCCGCGCCGACCGCCGCAAGCGACGGCAAGGGTAGGAGGTAGCACCCCATGGCCAACCAGTTCCTGACCGCGCAGCAGATCGCGCGCCAGGCCCTCGCCAACCTGTACGAGACCACCGTCATGGCGAATCTCGTGCACCGCGACTACGAGGCCGAGTTCAACCGTAAGCAGGGCGACGCGATCACCATCCGCAAGCCCGCGGTCTTCGTTGCGCACGAGTACGACCGGTCCCAGGGCATCAACATCCAGGCCGCCCAGGAAGGCAGCGTCAACCTCACGCTGAACCACTTCGCGGACGTCAGCTTCGCGGTGACGAGCGAGGACATGACCCTCCGTGTCGAGGACTTCGACACCCAGCTGCTCACCCCGGCGCTCGAGGCGGTTGCCCAGAAGATCGACCGGGACGTCCTGGCCCTCCGCGACGACATCACCACGGAGGTCGGCGACGCCACCCCGAACGCTGCGGGCGAGGACTACGCCGGCTACAACGGCAACTACCCCTGGTCGGACTCCCGCGTCCTCATCCAGGCGGGCGCCATCCTCGACACCAAGAAGGTGCCGGGCATGCAGCGATCGGTCGTCACCGGGCCGACCACGAAGGCGCGCTGGGTCGCGGAGAAGGCCTGGCGTGCGGCGGACCGGCGCGGCTCCACGGAGGGCCTGCTGGAGGCGTCCCTCGGCGGTCGCGTGTCTGGCTTCGACCCGTACTGGACGCAGAACGTCGGCCAGCCCGCCCAGTCCCCGGCTAGCGGGCAGCCGACGACCGAGGTCAACGTCGCTTTCCACAAGACGGCCTTCGCCCTCGCCTTCCGGCCGCTGGAGCTGCCGCAGGGTGCGATCGACGCGGCGATGGTCCCCTACAAGGGCTTCGCGCTCCGAGTGGTCCGCGACTACGACGTGAACCTGAAGCAGATGGTGATCAGCATCGACTGCCTGTACGGCACGAAGACGCTGGACGCCAACCGCGCGGTCCTGATCAAGGGCGCCGACGCCTGATCCCTCTCCGGCCGCCGCACGCACCGCGGCGGCCGGCCCCTTGCCCACACCTCGCCATCGAGGAGCACCCATGGCGTACGCGCGCCGCATTCTCACCAAGGAAATCCGCCTGACCGGCTCCCCGGTCGGCGCCCAGTCCCTGCCCGTCTGGCGGGCCCCCGTGCCGTGCACGGTCGTCCGGCTCCACGGCTACCGCTCCGGCGGCGCCGCAGCGGCCGTCAACGCGAAGATCGGCGCCTCCGCCGTCCTCGCCTCCAACCTCACTGCGGGCAACGCCTCGTTCGCCTCCGCCGTCCCTACGGGCACGGCCGGAGACATGGCCGCGGGCGCTGTCCTGTCCCTCGACGTCATCTCCGGCGACGCGACGACTGTCCTGATCCAGGCAGACATCGCGATCGACGCCGACGTCAACGACCTGCCGTGACGGAGGCACCCGTGAGCGACGAGCACGAGTTCGTCTACCGCAACGAGAACACCGGGGACATCGTCCGCTACCCGTACCGGTCGCCCCGGCTGGACATGCTCCCGAACTGGGTGACCCTGCAAGACCCGGAAGCCCAGAGCGAGGAGGCCCCGGACGCTGACACGCCGCCGGCGGAACAGCCTCGCACCCCCGGCACCCAGGAGCCACCCCCGGCGGTGGTCACGGAACCCCCCGGCCCGCAGGCGCCCGGCGACGAGCCGCCTGCGGAACCGGACGGTGGAGGGGACGGCAGCGGGCCGGACGCACCTGAGCGTCCGGCCCGTTCCGCATCCAAGGCCGACTGGCAGGCGTACGCCCGCGAGCGCGCGCAGGACTCCGACGAGGAGGCCGCGATCGACGGCCTCACCAAGGATGAGCTGATCAAGCAGTACGGAGGTGACAGCTGATGCCGCTCTCCGGAACGCTGCTTGCGATGGCCGCATCTGCCGAACTGTCAGCCGCGGCTGGCCTCGGCACCGCCCGCGTCCCCGCACAACTGTCCCGCTCGGTCACCCTGGCCAACGGGACCGGAGTGGGGAAGGCCGACAAGGTCTACCAGGCGCGGCGGACTCTGGCAGCGAGCGCCACCGAAGATCTGGACCTCGCCGGCGTCCTCGCTGACGCCCTCGGATCGACGGTCACCTTCGTCCGCGTCAAGGGCCTCTTCATCAGCGCGGCCGCGGCGAACGCGAACAACGTCGTGGTCGGCGCGGCCAGCTCAAACGCCTGGGCCGCGCTGCTGAACGCAACGGGAACGCTCACTGTGCGCCCGGGCGCGACAGTGGGCGCGATGGCCGGAGTCGCTGATGCGGGCTACGCCGTCACTGCTGGCACCGGCGACCTGCTGAAGATCGCGAACAGTGCGGGCGGCACCTCGGTCCAGTACGACATCTTCATCGTCGGCGCGTCCGCGTAGCCGATCCCGATCCGCGTGAGGGAGGCCCTGGCGGTGGGCCTCTCTCATCGCGTTCTGCGCTGCGCGAGAGGGAGGGCCTTATGCGCGTCTACGCGACCGTCGACGAGTTCGAGGCGTACCCAGGCGGCACATCACCTGCCCCGTCGACGACGGAGGCCCGCCTGGGGCAGGCGTCACGGATGCTGGACAGGCAGGTCCTCCGGTCCTGCGTGTACGACGTCGACACTGACGGGGCACCGACCAACACGCTCGTCGCCGCGGCCTTCCGCGACGCAGTCTGCGCACAGGTCGCATGGTGGGAGGAAGTCGGCGACCCGTCCGGGGCCGACGCAGTCGGATGGGGCTCGGTCTCGATCGGCTCGGTCAGCCTCGGCCGCTCCGTCACCGCGGTGTCCGGCGAGGACGCCCCCGCCCGGCAGATCTGCCCAGCCGCCTGGGATGCGCTACTGAGCCCGGATCTGACCGCGGACATCTTCCGCATGGGTGCGGTGACCTCAGCGTGAAGATCCCGCGCTGGCTGATGCGGCACCGGATCACGGTGGAGCCGTACGAGGGCGAGTCCAGCACGGGTCCGCTCTACGGTGCCCCCGTCGTAGAGCGGTGCTTCCTCGACGAGGAGACCCGCGCTGTGCGGACACCCGGCGGTGAGCAGACCACCTCGACGTCGACCGCATACGCCGACCTGGACACCGTGGCTCCCGCCCTGTCCCGGGTGACTCTCCCGGACGGCCGGACCACAACCGTCATCGCAGCCAAGCGCCGCGACAGCAACGGCCTCCAGACCCCCAACCACCTGGAAATCCAACTCGAATAGGGGTGGCATGTCGCAGTCCTTCCGCCTCCGATTCGACGCCTCGGCCGTACGGCGGGAGCTGCGGCAGGCAGCTGCCCGCGGCCTCTACCTCGGCGCCGAGCACGTCCTGGGCGTCAGCAACGACCGAGTGCCGCTCGACGAAGGCCCGCTCCAACACTCCGGCACAGCCAGCGTGGACGAGGGCGCCCTGACCGCAATGGTCAGCTACGACACCCCGTACGCCGTCCGCCAGCACGAGGAGATGGACTACCGGCACGCGCCCGGGCGCGAGGCCAAGTACCTGGAGAACAGCCTTAACGCCGAACGGACCGTGGTCCTGGCCCTCGTCGCCGCCCAACTACGGCGGGCGCTGCGGTGAGCGGTGAGACCCACGACGCCGATCTCCTCCAGGGCGTCGCCGAGCTCCTGGCCCTCGAGGGGATCGGCCTCTACTCGCCGACTACTGCGCTGCCGGCGGACGCCACCGGCATCGTCCTCGGCCGCGTCCCGGACGGACCGGACCGGGTCATCGGCCTGACGCCGTACCCGGTCGCCGACGACGACTCCACGGACTCGGTGACCGGCATCCAGGCGCGCCTGCGCGCGGGCACGAACGCGCTCGACGTCGTCCAGCTGGCGAACGACGTCTTCACCGCCCTCCACAACCGGCGCTCGTACGACGCGCACGGCGTGCGAGTGGAGATCTCCTGGCGCAACTCGCAGGCCTGGATCGGTCAGGACAGCCGAGGCCGCGAGGAGCTGACCAGCAACTACTACTTCCGGACCGTGCGGCCCGGAGCCCACCTGAACGACTGAGGAGGACCCCTGTGGCTACCCCCACGGAAGAGACCGAGCTTGCCCGCGAGTGGCGGCTGGAGATCAACATGGGCACTGACGACGTGCCCGACTGGCAGGTCTGCCCTGGCATCAGGGAGTTCCAGCCGGAGTCCGAGCCGAACATCGAGGACGCCTCGGACTACGACAGCGACGGCTGGTCGGGCAACGAGAAGACCGCCCAGTCCTGGAAGCTGACGATCAAGATCCGCCGCAAGGCGAACAAGTCGGTGAAGGTCTACAACCCGGTGCACGAGGCGATCCGGCTCGCGCACTACGCGTACGGCGACGCGAACAAGATCCGCCTCCGCTACATGAACCGCAACGGCCTGCCGGAGGCGTACCAGGGCAAGGCCATCCCGAACTGGAAGCCGGCGGGCGGCGAATACACCGCGCTCGGTGAGACGGACATCGAGTTCACCGGCGACGGCCCGCTCACGCCCATCACCAACCCGCTGGCCCCGTGATGGCGGCTGACGCGCCGTTCGAGGCACTCGACGCCTTCCTCGACGACTACCTGGAGCTCCCCGTCAAGGGCCGCGAAGGGACCAGGGTCTACCGGATCGAGGACCCGTCCGCCGAGGACGGTATCCGCATCGAGAAGATCACGACGATGGCCGCCCGCCTCGCCGCTGGCGGGACCGCTCCGTCGACCACGCTCCTCAGCGACGAGGAGGAGCGCGACCTGTACCGCATGTGTCTCGGTGACGCCTACGACCGGCTGCTGGCGGACGGCGTGAAGTGGGGCCCCTTCAAGCACGTCGCGATGACGGCGATGTTCTGGGTGGTCTCCGACAAGGAGACGGCCCAGGAGTTCTGGCGGACGGGCCAGCAGCCGGGAAAAGCGGACAACCGGGCGGCCCGGAGAGCGCAGGCGAAGCCCGGTACCTCGGCGTCGGCCGCGGGGAGCTCGACGAGGCAACCGGCCTCTACGAGTGGTACGAGGGCGGGCTCCCCTCGACGTCGTCGCGGTCGAGGGCGCTCCGGCAACTGACCTGGGAGCAGCTTCTCAAGCAGTGGCCGCTGATTGAGGCCGACCTGCACCAGGTCTACGGCATCGACGTCGAGGACGACGACCTGCTCCGGCGCCGCTCCTGGCGCTGGTTCCGCGCCCGCGTCATCGGCCTCCTCTCCACCGAATCCCGCATGCACAGGCACTTCGCGCCACCTCCCGAGAAGACCCGTACCACCAGGAGGTGACGGTCGATGTCGCTCACCGTCGGCGAACTCAACGCCATCCTCTCCGTCGACGACCAGGCGATGGACCCCGGCCTGCGCCGAGCCGAGCAGGCTCTCCGCCAGGCCGGGCAGCGCATGGGCAACGACGCCGACCGTGCCGGCCAGCAGGCGGGTGAGGGGCTCGGCGAGGGCATCGTGCGCGGAGCCGACGGCCGACTCCGCAACGCGCGTGGCCAGTTCGTCCGGGCCGGGCAGCAGGCGGGCCAGCAGATGGGCCAGGGTCTGGTGCGCGGCGCGGACGGCCAGTGGCGCAACATGCGCGGGGAGCTGGTTGACGCGGTCACGGCGGCCGCCGCTGAGGCGGAGGCCCGGGCGCACCGTGCCGGGCGCCGCATCGGCGACGAGGTGGGCGAGGGCCTTACCGCAGGGGCTGGCGACGGCGCCGACGAGGCGGTCGCCGAGACCGGCACCCGGCTGGAGAAGCTGAAGACGGTGGCCGGCGGGATCGCCGCGGCGGCGGGGGCCGCGGCGGGTGCGCTCCTCGTGGCCGGCATCACCGAGGCACTGGACCAGTCCCGGATCGCTGGCCGTCTGGGCGCGCAGCTCGGCGCGACGCCGGAGGAGGCCCGCAAGTACGGCAAGATCGCTGGGCAGCTCTACGCGCGCGCCGTTACCGAAGACTTCCAGGGCGCGGCGGACGCGATCTCGGTGACGATGCGCTCCGGACTGCTCCCGACCGGGGCGACAGACCGGCAGATCCAGAGCATGTCCACCCGGGTCAGCGACCTGGCCTCGACCTTCGAGCTCGACCTGGGCCAGGCCGCCAACGCGGCCGGTCAGATGATCAAGACGGGGCTGGCCAAGAACGGCACCGAGGCCCTCGACGTCATGACCCGCGGCCTCCAGGTCATGGGTCCCAGGGCTGATGACCTCGCCGACACGTTCAACGAGTACGGCACGATCTTCCGGAACATCGGCCTCGACGCCACCACGGCGACCGGGCTGATGTCCCAGGGCATGCGTGCGGGCGCCCGGGACACGGACGTCGTCGCGGACGCCCTGAAGGAGCTCACCCTGATCACTCAGGGCGGCGGTAAGGCGGTTGACGAAGCCTTCGCGAAGATCCATCTGTCCGGGAAGGAGATGCAGAAGGCCTTCGCGGAGGGTGGTCCGGCTGCTCGACAGGGCCTCGACAAGATCTTCGACGGGCTCCGCGCCGTCAAGGATCCGGCCGAGCGGGCGCAGATCGCCGTCGCCTTGTTCGGGACAAAAGCGGAGGACACCCAGAAGGCGCTTCTGGCTCTCGACCCGTCGACGGCGGTTGACGCCCTGGGCGAGGTTGGTGGCGCCGCCGACCGCATGGGCAACACCCTGCGGGACAACGCGGGCGTCCGCCTGGAGGCCTTCAAGCGGGGTATGAAGCAGCGTCTCGTGGACTTCCTCGGCAACACGGTCATCCCGGCCGTCATGAACTCCCGGATCCGTATCGGGAAGGAGTTCGGGAAGGTCTGGGAGGACGCGGGCAAGGGCGGCACCGAGGGCGTCGACCGTGTCGTGAAGTTCTTCGAGCTGGTCGGCCAGCGTCTCGCGGACAAGGCCGTGGCGATGGCGCCGAAGGTGGTGGACGGCCTGACCCGGATGGGGCAGAGGGCCGCGGACTACGTGGCTGCGAACCCGGAGACAGTTTTCAAGGTCACGCTGATCGCGGCCGCGCTGGTCGCCGCCATCGTGAAACTTCCGTTCCTCGTGGCCGGCGCGCTCGGCGCCGCAGCCATCGCGATGATCTCGGCGTTCGTCGGGCAGCTCATCATCAAGACGCAGGAGAACCTGCCGAAGTGGTGGGCATCGTTCACGGCTTGGGTGTCGGCGAAGGCCGGACAGGCCAACACGTACATGGACGGTCTGGGCGCTTCGATCGGCAACTGGTTCGGGGGCCTGTGGTCGCGCTACATCTCCGGCCCTGTGTCCCGGCAGTGGAACAGCTTCCTGGGGTCGGTGCGAGGTCTCCCCGGCCGCACGGTGGCCGCGCTCAACCCCATGGGCGGCAAGGTGGGTTCCTCCGCGTCCGGCGCCTGGCAGCGCTTCAAGGACGCCGCCGTCGCCAAGGGCAACAGCTTCCTCGGCTGGGTGCACGGCTTGCCCGGGCGGGTCGTCAGCGGCATGGGGTCGATGAGCGGCCTACTGATCAGTAAGGGCCGCAACCTGGTCGAGGGCTTCTGGTCGGGTGTGTCCGGGATGACCGGGTGGATCAAGTCGAAACTCTACGGGTGGGCGAGGTCAGCGATCCCGGGGCCGATCGCGAAGGCGCTCGGCATCGCGAGCCCGTCGCGGGTCACGAAGGCGCAGGGCCGTTGGATCGCCCGCGGCCTTGTCGAGGGCTTGACCGGGTCGACGAAGCAGATCAAGGCGGCGAGCGGGAAGCTCAGCGACATCATCGCGGACAGCCTCGCCCCTGGTAGGCGACGCTCCAAGGCGCTGGGGACCCTCAGTGCCGGTACGAAGCAGCTGCTCAAGTACGCGAGCACTGAGGAGCGGGTCGCCGCCAGGCTGAAGGTCGCTCAGGCGGGCTATCTCAACCTGGTCAAAGCCCGGAACGCCTTGGCTGCCGACGTGAAGAAGGGCATTCTCGACAAGGCCAACATCACGCAGCAGACGGGCAGCGAGGGCAACAGCGCGGAGTCGATCCTCGACCAGCTTCGCGCCGACACGCGCGCCGCCCAGACGTTCGCTGCGAACCTCGCCGCCCTCCGGAAGAAGGGCGTGCGCTCCGACCTGATTGCGCAGATCGCGCAGGCCGGGGTGGACCAGGGCTCGTCCGCGGCCGCCGCACTGGCACGCGCGAGCACGTCCCAGGTGAAGGCCATCAACTCACAGCAGGCCGCGCTGGTCTCCGCTGCGGGCAAGGCCGGGAGCACGGCGGGCGAAGCCATGTACGGGGCAGGGATCCAGGCCGCGGCCGGTCTGGTGCGGGGACTCCAGTCGCAGCAGAAGGCGATCGAGGCCCAGATGACCCGGATCGCCCGGGCCATGGCGAAGAGCATCCGGGCCGCGCTCGGCATCAAGTCCCCGTCGCGGGTGATGGCGCTGGTGGGCCGCTACACAGGGCAGGGCCTGGTGAAGGGCCTCGACAGCCAGCAGGCCGCCGTGACCGCCTCCATGGCCAGCCTCGTCAACACCCCGGCACCCGGGGAGTGGGCGGGTGCCGGCGCGGGCGCGCGCGGGGCTGGCGCCCGAGCGCAGGGCGCGAAGGTCTACACCCTCCGGTCCGATGGCAGCGCTCACATGGACTATGTGGTCGGCGAGCTGCGGAAACGCATCGACCATCTCGGCGGGGACGTCCAGTTCGTACTGGGGAGTGGAAGGGGTTAGCCGGTGGTGTTTCCCCGGGAGCCGCTGGGGCTTCGCAGTTACCTGCTGATCAACGATCAGTGGGTCCGCGTCTCCCCGGCGCCCTACACACGGGCCGCGATCACGCAGAAGCGTGGTCGCCCCTACCGGTCCAACGGCAGTGACCCGACGGAGGCCACGGCTCTCTTCCAGAACCAGGACGGCCGGTACTCGCCTCGGAATCCGGAGGGCCCCTACTACGGGGCGCTCCCTCGCAATACGCCCTTCCGAACCGTCATCCCTGGCGGGGACGTGATGCACCTGGCGTTGTCCGGCGGCACCGACCGTGCCACCACCCCCAGTGCCACCGCCCTCAACATCGCGGGGAACCTCGACGCGCGGATCGACCTCCGGCTGGACAACTGGCAGATCAACACCGAGGTCGAGCTGTTCGGCAAATACTTGACGACGGGTAACCAGCGGTCGTGGCACATGTCGATCGCCCCGTCCGGCGCCCTCGGCCTGCGCGTCAGCACCGACGGCGGCGTGGCCGGCATGTGGTTCCCCCAGGTGCCGATCCCGGTGCCGTCGTCGGGGCGGATCACGCTCCGGGTCACCCGCGACAACGCCACCGGTGTGGCAACGTTCTACACGGGGACGTCCGTCAACGGGCCGTGGACGCAGATGGGATCGCCGGTCACCATGCCGACCGGCAGCATCTTCGCGTCCACGGCGCCGCTCACGATCGGCGACATCGACACCCTCATCGCCCGGCCCGCGGAGGGCTGCGTGTACGCGGCGCAGCTCCGCAACGGCATCGACGGCACCATCGTCTGCTCGGTCGACTTCACCGCCCAGGCCGCCGGCGCGACGAGCTTCACCGATGCCACTGGGCTGGTGTGGACGCTCAACTCCAACGCGTCCCTCACGACCGACGCGACGCGTTTCGAGCTGGAGATCGCCGAGTGGCCGCCGGAGTGGTCGATGTCGGAGGCCGACGCCTGGACGGCGGTGAGCGCGGCCGGGCTGCTGCGGCGGTTGGGCCAGGGGCAGAAGCCCCTGGACAGCACCTTGCGTCGGCGCATCCCGACCGGGGCCCCGCTGGCGTACTGGCCGATGGAGGACGGCGCCGCGGCCACCCAGTTCTACTCGCCTACCACAGGCGTTCGGCCGATGACCACGACCGGCATGTCCCTGGCCGCCGACGACTCCCTGGCCGGGTCCAACGCGCTCCCCACCTTGGCGGGCGGGGCGACGCTGTCCGGGATCGTCCCGGCCCCGGCAGGCACTCCGTCGGCCTGGCACACGGAGTTCGTCTTCAAGACCCCGTCGGCCACGGGCCCGGCGACCGCCCGCACCATGCTCCAGTGGAACAGCACCGGCACCGTCCGGCGCTGGCGGCTGATGCTCGTCGCGGGCGGCTGCGAGCTGTACGGCTACGACGCCGACGACAACATCGTCACCCAGTCGCTCGTGTCCCTATCGACGCAGGTCTACGGCCTGTGGTGCCGCTGGCAGCTGTACGCCGTCCAGAACGGCGGCAACGTCGACTGGTCGTACCGCTTCGTGCCGATCGGCGGCAGCGGCACCGCCGCCATCACCGCCTCCTACGCGGGCACCCTCGGCCGGATCTCCGGCGTCACCAGCCCCACCGGCGGCTACTCCAGCGACCTCAACGGCACCGCCGTCGGCCACATCACCGTCCTCCCCAACGCCAACTCCACGATTTTCAACTCGGGCGACATGGGGTTCGCCGGGGAGACCGCGGGCGCGCGCGTGCAGCGCCTGTGCCGGGAGGAGGGCGTCCCCGTCCTCGTCGTCGGCGACGTGGCCAACACCCAGCAGGTCGGGCCACAGCGTCCGGCCGTACTGCTGGATCTGCTGCGGGAGGCGGCCGAGGCGGACGGCGGCATCTTCGGGGAGTCCCGCAACCGCGGACTCATGTTCCGGACGCGGGCGAGCCTGTACAACCAGGCGCCCGTGCTCACCCTGGACTACGCGGCGAAGCAGGTCGGGCCGCCCCTGCGGCCGGTGGAGGACGACCAGGTCCGCAACGAGTGGACGGTCACCAGGGATGGCGGCTCGTCGGCCGTCACCTCGCTGCTGTCCGGCCCGCTGAGCGTCGACGACATCGGGTTCTACCCCGACTCCAAGACGCTGTCGCTGTACTCCGACGACCAGACCGGGCACCGGGCGGGCTGGGAACTGCATATGTCGACGTGGGACGCGGCCACGTACCCGTCGGTCACGCTTCGCCTGCACAGGCACCCGGAGTTCATCCCGGCCGTGATGGCGCTGGACGTCGGCGACAAGATCCGCATCGTCAACCTGCCCAAGCGGTTCGCGGGCGGTGGGGCGGTCGAGCTCCTCGTCGACAGCTGGGACGAGACCCTCCTCCCGAGGAAGTGGGAGATCACCTTCAACTGCTCGCCGGCCGGGCCCTGGTCGGTGGCGGAGCTCGCCGTCTTCGAGGACTTCGAGGACACCTCCTACGAGATCACGATGACGACCGGCGGCACGCTGCCGTGGCTGCGCACGTCCGCGCAGGCGCACACGGGTACGTGGTCGCTGCGCTCGGGGGCGATCACCAACAACCAGACCAGCGACGTGACGGTCACGGTGCCGCCCGGGAAGACGGAGCTGCGGTTCTGGTACTGGACCAGCAGCGAGTCCTCCGGGGCTGGGTTCGAGGGCGACCGGCTCCTGGTCCTCGTCGACGGTGTCCAGGTGCTCCGCGCGCAGGGCACAACCCCATGGACTCAGGCGATCGTCGACGTCACCGGCAAGAGCAGCGTGCTCTTCCGGTACGCCAAGGACAACAGCACGGCGGTCGGCTCCGACTTCGTGGCCATCGACAACGTGTCCTTCACCGGGCGCGGGCCCACGCGCGGCGACACCGAAGGCTCCGCCCTCGTCACCGCGGCCACGGCGACGGACACGTCCCTCCTCGTGGCCACCACGACCGGGCCGCAGTGGACGACGAGTCCGGTGCAGTTCCCGTTCGAGCTGCTGCTCGGCGGGGAGGTCGTCCGCGCGACGGCCGCCGCCGCCGAGGTCCGGGACACTTTCGGCCGGTCGGTGTCCGGCGGCTGGGGCACGGCCGACTCGGGCCAGGTCTGGGGCGCGGCCGGCGGCACGGTCGGCACGGACTACACGGTGGGGTCCGGGTACGGGGCGCACGTCCTGACCACGACGAACGCGTCACGCCGGTCGAGTCTGGCGTACACGCTGCCGGACGTGGACGTGTACCTGTCGCTGACGACGTCGGCGACCGCGACCGGCGGCTCGCTGTACGGGGGGCCGGTGGGCCGGTACGTCGACGCGGACAACATGTACTTCACCCGCGTGGAGTTCACCACCGGCAACGCGGTCCTGGTCGACCTCCGCATGCGGGTGGCCACGGTCGAGTCGTCGCTCGGCACGTACACCACCAGCATCACCCACGTCCCGGGCGCGTTCGTCCGCTGCCGCCTCCAGGTCGTCGGCAGCTCGATCCGCACGAAGGTCTGGCTCGCCTCGCTGCCGGAGCCCGCGGACTGGCACGTCGACGCCGTGGACAGCTCGGTGACGACGTCCAACTTCGTCGGCGCCCGGTCGATCAGCGCGGCCGGGAACACCAACGTGAGCCCGCAGGTGAGGTACGACGACCTCGAGGTCATCAACCTCCAGCGGTTCACGGTCGCCCGCAGCGTCAACGGCATCGTCAAGCCGCAGTCGGCCGGCACTTCGGTGCGGCTCGCGCAGGCCGCGTACGCGCCCCTCTGAAAGGACACTGAGATGAGCTTCCTCAGCGGCGAGATGCTCACCGCAGGCCGCCTCAACCGCCTCCAGCCGATCATCGCGGAGGGCGTGGCCACCTCGGCGCTGACCATGACGACGTCGACCGAGACCGACGTGCCCGGGGCGTCGGTCACGCTGGTCACCGCGACGGCGGGCGCGGGCTACCGGGTGTCAGCCGCGTTCGACTCCAACGTGCTGGCCACGAACACGACGATCCTCATGGTCGGCAAGCTCAACGTGGACGGCGTGACCGCCTCGTCAACGGCCGTGCACGCGATGGACACGCTGGACCGGGACACCGTGACGATGGAGTGGACCGGCACCCTCGGCGCGGCCGGGTCGCACACGTTCAAACTGCGCGGCAACCTGAGCGGCGCGCTCGCGACCGGCGGCACGTTCGTCCAGACCAACACCAAGTTGGTGGTCGAGGTGTTCGAGGTCGCCTGACCCCTCACCCCTACCTGCCCCGTGCCTGCTGGCTCGGGGCTTTCGTGCGTTCGGAGGCTTCATGATCCAGGCCGGGTATCGGCTCGTCACAGACCTGCCCGAGGAGATGAGGCCCTGGCGCGACAGGCCCGTCGCCTGGGCCAACGTCAGCCCTGCGACGGGCACGTATCACCTGGACTCCAGCGGCGTGTACCGGTACTACCCGACCGCGAGCAGCGAGGGCCTCGACCACCCGGTCGGCCAGATCCAGTTCGGGTTGGGCTGCCTCGCGAGCTACCGCACGGAGACCGACCCGGCGCGGCGCGGGCTGTTCCTGGTGCGCGCCCGGGCGCAGGCGGACCGGCTGATCGACCAGCGCGTCGAGGAGCGCGGCGCCTGGTGGTTCCCGTACCCGTTCGCCTTCACCCACAGCGTGCACACCGGAGTCACGTACCAGCCGCCGTGGTTCAGCGGCATGGCCCAGGGCGAGGCGATCAGCCTGTTCGTGCAGCTGGCCCAGGTCGAGGAGCTCAGCAGCGTCGACCGCGCCGCCTACCGGGCCGCCGCCGACGCCGCGTTCGCGTCCCTCCAGCTCGGGGACGACGGCTACCCGTGGGTCACCAACGTGGACAGCGACGGGTACTGGTGGATCCAGGAGTACCCGGCCAACCCCCAGGGCACCGGCCTCAGCGACTACACGTACAACGGCATGGTCTACGCCCTGCTCGGCATCTACGACTACTACTGCGCCACCGGCAGCCAGGCCGCCGCCGACCTGTACGACGCGGGCGCGACCACCCTCGCCGCGCACTTCCCGCGACTGCGGAATCCCAAGTGGGCGTCGTTCTACTGCGACACGCACCGGATCCCGGCACCGACGTACCACTGGCATCACGTCGAGCTGCTGCGCCAGGTGCAGTGGCACACGGGCAGCCCGGACTGGGCGGACCGCATGGACCGGCTCGTCGACGACTACCCGGCGACCGCGTCCGGCACGATCCGGTTCGAACCCGGCACGCACACCCTGTACCAGCTCGACACGGCCTCGTCCGGTGCGTGGGTCGAGTCGAAGGGCGACCGGCAGCTCGCCAGCCGCCAGGTGACGTTCGCTCAGGCCACGCAGGCCCCGGCCGTGATGCGCCGCCGGATCCAGGGCCGGGGGATCTACTGCCTGATCGCCGAGGGGGCGTACGGGGGCTGGTGGGTCGGCGAGTCGTGGACGGCCGCGTACCTGCTGGGTGTGGTGCTGCCGACGCTGTACTGGCCGGGCAGGACGGTGACGTTCCCGGGCGGGGGTGTGCCGGTGGACGTGTGCAAGGTCGCCGCCGACGGCACCGTGAGCTCGCGCCGGACGGTGTCGTTCACGAACCCTTCGAACGCGCCGGTGAGCCAGCGCGCCATCGTCAACGGCCGCGCGCAATACCTGATCTCGGCGGGCGGCCTCACCAGCTACTGGGTGCCCGCCAGCGCCGTCACCGCGGACTCCGGCCCGCCGTGAGCTGACCCGCGCCCACGCATCACCCACGCCCCGAGCCGCCCGGCCCCGGGGCATTTCTCATGCCCTGGAGGCACTCATGGCCGTAGAGATCCATCCCGCTACCGCGCGGGTGCTCGACAACTTCCGGTACGACCACCTCCCGCAGCACCTCCAGGCGGTGAGCCAGCCGTTCCACGACCTGGCGCACCAGCTCGCCGAGACGCTCGCCGGCCCGGAGGTGACGAAGGCGCTCGACGACCTGTGGGCGGCGAAGAACTGGGCGGTCGTCGCCGCGAGCAACGCGGCCCTCGAGGGAGCGTCGCCCGCGGCCTCGGTGCCGGGGCTCGGGGACATCGTCCTCTACCGGCTCACTGAGGGCGACGTCGCGCACATCAACCCCTGGCGCCGAGATTTCCACGACAACGGATCCGCCGACAGCCACACCGGCTTCGTCGGCCACGTCGGCAACTGGGTCCAGGCAGGCGACGTCTTCGCCGCGGTCGTCTCCCGGGTGCACGCCGAGAGCACCGTCACCTGCAACCTGCGGGTCCTGCTGGACGGATCCGACACGTACTGGGCGACCTCGCGCGCCGAGGGCGACGAGCCGGGCCGCTGGTCCCGGAAGGGCGGCGAATGATGGCCGCGCCGCTCACCCCAGACAGGTTCATCGCGATCCTCAAGGCCGAGGGCGTCGCCGTCAGGGAGTACCCCGGCTGGCGCACCCGGCAACGCGACGACGAGACCGGCAAAGCCTTCGGGCCCGTGCACATGATCCTCAACCACCACACCGGCGGCCGCGACGCCCTCGACACCGTTGCGAAGGACGGAGTGGCTGGCCTCCCGGCTCCGCTCGCACAGATCTACCTCGCCCGGACCGGGGCCGCCTGGCTGTGCTCGCCGGGCAGGGCGAACCATGCCGGGCTCATGGCGCGCAACGCCTACGACTCGTTCCTCAACGAGGCAACCACCCACCCGGCGCCGGCGAAGGCGACCGGCACCGTCGACGGCAACGACGTCGCATACGGCATCGAGACGGAGAACCGCGGCGACGGCCAGGACGAGTACCCGCGGGCGCAGTACGACGCCTGGGTGCGGATCAACGCCGCATTCTGCCGCGCGTATGGCTGGTCGGCCGAGTCGTGCGGCTGCCACAAGGAGACGTCGATCGAGGGGAAGCCGGATCCGCGCGGTCCGGTAGAGGGCTATGGCGTGCGCGGCAAGTTCGCGTTCACCCCGGCTCAGTTCCGAGCGGACGTCGCCGAGCGGCTCAAGCACGGTGCGTCCTGGTCGCCGCGCACCACGCCGGCACCGAAGCCGCCCACGACCGAGGAGCGGCTGTCCCGCCTGGATAAGCGCGTCACCGCGCTCGAAATGAAGGAGTCCTGACATGGCATCTGCGTCTGCACCCATCGAGAAGAAGGTCAAGGCCTCGTCCGCCTTGGCATACCTGGCGAGCCTCGCCGGCCTGGCCGTCTTTGGCGGCGTGAGCAACGACCCGTCGCTCATCTCCGGCATGCCAGACGCATTGGAGCCCTTCGTCCTCGCCCTGGTCCCGGCGGCCGCCGCATGGGTCGCAGGCTGGGCGGCGCCGCACACCCCGCGCTCGGACGCCTGATGCGCGCCGCGCTGGCCCGATTGTGGGCTCGGCTGGGCTGGCGCGGCCTCGCGCTCTCCTCCTCCGGCCTGGCCTGGATCAGCTACGGCGCGTCGATCACGGTCCAGCCCCGGTACGGGACGGTCCGCGGTATCAGCGTGCTCCTCGACATCATGTGCATGGCCGCCTGGGGGTGGCTGTGGATGGTGGCCGGCGTCCTGGCGCTCGGCTTCTCCGTGGTCCGCGCGGGCCGGGATCTGGTCGGCGTGTTCGCGGCCATGGCTCCGCCGCTGCTGTGGGCCCTGGCGTACGGGCTCGGGGGCGCTTTGGGGACGTCCAGCACGGCGTGGGGGGCAGTCGCGCCTTGGGCGTCGCACGCGCTCCTGATCGCGATCGTGGCGTACCTGACCCGGCCTCGGCTCATCGTTCCGAGGATGGTGACGCGTGGAGCCGAGTAGCTGGCTGGGCCTGCTCGCGGTGGTGGTGTCAACGCTTGGAGGGCTTGGGGGAACCTGGCTAGGCCGGACACGCACGACGGTGCAGGAGATCCCCGTGGACGGGCTGCCGGGGGCTCCGCCGCAGCCGGCCGACACCTGGACCGTCAGTCCTGAGATGTACCGCTGGTTCCAGGACCAGATGTCAGGGCTTCACGGCCGGATGCGCGCCCTCGAGGAAGCGGAGAGAGAATCACGGTCCCGGGCCGATCGGACAGAGCGGCTCCTCGGCCTGGCCCTCGATCACATCAGCAAGCAGGACTCTCACCTACGGGCAGCGGGTGTCCCGTTGGTGCCGATGGACCCCGAGTTGCTCGCCGCCCGCGACAGCCGATGAATATGCCCCCATCGCCTTCGGGCGGTGGGGGCCCTTCGCTGTGCATAGCGCCCGATGCATAGTGTCCCATTAATGCATTTTCAGACAAAAAGGCCACCCCTCTAGGTCCTGTAATCGCAGGAACATGATGCAGCTGTGGGCTGCCGCGCTGGCACTTCTGGCTGTTGCAATTGACGAAGCCCGCCCCCTCAAGTCGGCCTGGACAGCGTGACCTTGGGCGGCGGGCTCCATCAACATCCCTGGTGAGGAGATGCCTCGTGCTGAAGAACCGTAACGCCCCACCGGCAAAGTCAACAGAGCGGACTTCCCGTTGGGGTGTAGCACTTGCTGCTGTCTCTACAGCGGCGAACATTCTCCGCTTGATTCGCGAGCTGCTGCACGGCTGAGTCTGGCCCCCACTGCCTTCGGGCGGTGGGGGCCGCTTTGTCGTGTCCGGATATCGTCGGGCCATGATTCGCACCGTGGTCTTCGATATCGGCGAGACGATCACCCGTGACGACCGCTACTGGGCAGCGTGGGCCGACTGGCTGGAAGTTCCCCGGCACACCCTCTCCGCCCTCGTCGGAGCCGTGGTCGCCCAAGGGCGCGACAACGCCGACGCACTGCGGTTGGCGCGGCCAGGCCTCGATGTGGCCGCCGAGTACCGGGCGCGGGAGGCAGCTGGCCGCGGCGAGCACCTGGACGAGAAGGACCTCTACGATGATGTTCGCCCGGCCCTGACCGAGCTGCGCCGACGTGGTGCCCGCGTCGTCATCGCCGGGAACCAGACGCCGCGGGCCGGCGAGCTGCTGCGCGGCCTGGACCTGCCAGCCGATCTGATCGTGACGTCCGGCGAGTGGGGCGTGGCCAAGCCGGACCCGGAGTTCTTCCGGCAGGTGATCGAGGTTTCGCAGGCCAGCCCGGGCGAGGTGCTGTACGTCGGCGACCACCCGGCGAACGACGTGCACCCGGCCGCTCGCGCCGGGCTTCGTACGGCACACCTGCGGCGCGGCCCGTGGGGGCACCTGTGGGCCGACGATCCGGGCGTGGTCGCTGCGGCGGACTGGCAGATCAGTAGCCTCACAGAGCTCGCCGCGATCGTCGGCCGGTAACGCGGGCGGCCCCACCCGTGTATGTCGGGCGGGGCCGTTCGCGTACCCGCACCGTGACCGGGTGGGTACGGTTCGGAGTGGACGCACCGAACTGGAGCCAGTATGCCCACTGACCCCGCGCGCGAGGTAGGCCACCGCATTGCCGCCACCCGCCGCGCCCGCCGCATGACGCAGGCAGACCTCGCCGCCGCTGCCTACGTCTCACCTGCCATGATCAAAGCGATCGAGCGCGGAGCTCGCCAACCCTCCGACGACACCCTGGAATCGATCGCCGAAGCACTCGACGTCGACCCCAGCCGCCTCGTTACCGGCAGCAATCGCAGCGACAGCCGCGTCCACCACGCGATGCCCGCCATCTCCGCGGCGATCGCCGCCTACGACCTCCCCGCGGGGCCGCCCGCGCGCCCGATGCCGCAGCTGGCCGCCGACGTGACCGCCCTGGTGGCGTGGCGGCTCGGCGCTCAGTACGCGCGCATCGCCGCCTGCGCCCCGCGCCTCCTCGAGGAGACTCTCGCCGCGCTCCACCACGCGTCCGGCCGCGAGCGGCCGCGCGCCGCCCGCCTCGTGGCCACTACTGCCCGCGCCGCCGACGCGGTCGCCTACAAGTCGGGCCACCACGACTTGTCCGCGCGCCTGGTGGAGCTGATGCGGTGGGCGGCCGTGCAGAGCGAGGACCCCGTCACCGCGGCGACGGCCGCCTACGTCCGGTGCGAAACGTTCTTCGCCGCCCGCGCGCACACCCAGGGCCTGCGCGCCCTAGAGCTGGCGATCGACGCCGCGCCCTCCCCGGTCGGCCCGGCGGCCGCCGCCCGGGGTGCCCTCCACATGCGGGCGGCGGTCATCGCCGCCCGGGCCGAGGACGCTGACGCAGCAATGGTGCACCTGGCCGAGGCACGCCGGCTCGGAGACACCGTTCCCGAAGACGCCTACGACGGAACGGCGTTCGGCCCGGACTCCGTCCGCGCGCACGAGGTGTCCGTCGCCGTCAGCCTCGGCCGCGACCACCTTCAGCGGGCCCTCGACGTCGCCGACGAGTGGACCCCGCCCGAGCACCTGCCCGCCGAGAGGCAGTCCGGATTCTGGATCGAACTGTCCCGGGCCCAGCTGTGGGCTGGCCACACGGACGACGCGTTCGAGTCGCTCAAGGTGGCCCGGCACATCGCCCCGCAGCACACCCGCGAGCACCCGTGGGCCCGGGACACCGCGGGCACCTTGCGTCGGCTGAAGCGCGCGGACGCCGAGAGCCTCAGCCACTTCGCGGAGTGGATCGGCGCCGTCTGACCAGCCCTCAGGGGGATACACGTTGTAGCACTTGCGCCCCTTGCAGCGGCCCATCATCTGTCTGTCCGCAACGGCCGACAGACGAGGAGCAGGGCGTGGATACCGACACCAAGCCGATCCGGGTCGCCGGGGCGGTGAGCATCGCCCGCCTCCACGGCCGCGCCTGCTGGCACTGCGGTGCCGTCGGAAGGTCTCTGCTACCGGCGGCCCGGGTCCAGCGCAGTGAGGGCGGCCGGGTGTGGACCGTGCGCACCTGTGGCTGTACGCGTAGGGCGGTCGCGTCATGAGCCTGTCCCGTCACGCCGATGGCCCGCCCGCCGTGGGCATCGTGACCGTGCTCCCCGTCCCGCGGCAGAGCGGCCTCACCCCCAAGCAGATCCGGGGAGCGCACTGCGTCTGGTGCAGCGTCCAGCTCACCGCCGCAGCGGTCGACCTCGGCCGCCGTCAGGGCAGCTTCATGGGTGTCGTCGGGCCTTGGTTCCCCCGGGCCTGCGACCCGTGCACCCGCAAGGAAGCCCGCCGCATCTTCGACATCCACGTCACTTCGTGCGAGCGCTGCACGCAGTCGGCCCGCCCCTACTGCCCGGACAAGGTGGCGCTTCTGCGGCTGGCTGGGCAGGTGGAGCAGTGAAGATTTGCGACCGGTGCGGTAAGCCGATCATGCGGGGCGAGGGCTACGACACCATCGTCCCGGACTCGATGTCCGGGGCCCGGCCGAACACGTACGTCCACCAGTGGGACTGCATGCGACCGCGCGCCGTGTTCTTACCGCGGGTCCGCTAGTCTCCCCGGCCGCCGCGAGCCGCACGCGGCCCCCGGGGTGGCCGACGTCCTAGTCGTAAGGGATGGTCGGCCCGGCCCGCCGCCGCGAGCGCTACCCCCGTGGTGCCGGCGGCGGGCCGCTTTTCAGCGGACGAGGTCGGCGAGCGGGATGCCGATGGTGGCCGCGATGTCGAGCAGCGTGTTGAGGGTCGGGTTGGCGCGGCCGGCTTCGATGTCCTGGTAGTAGCTGCGGTTCATCGGGATCGCCAGTACGACGGTCTCTTGGGTGAGGTTGTGAGCCATGCGCGCGTCTCGGATGCGGGTGCCGATGCGCTGACGCTCCTGGGTCCACGGGTCGTCTGGCGGGTTGCTGAGCACTCGACAAACGCTCTGGTGGGCTTGATCATAAGTCAGCCTGGTGAGAGCAGGCTTTTTCAGATCTTGCTGTGCGGGCACCTGTGCCCGTGACGTCCGTTGGTCTGCGTCCGCCCTGCGGTTGTGGGATATGCCGCAGGGCTCAAGATGATGTCCTCAATCGAACACGTGTTCACCCTTTTGGGCGACTGACTACTGTCATCCGACAAGGGTTAGATACGAGTAAGCCCTTGCTGTAAAGGCGTACCGGACCGCTGGATGTGGTGCCCCCTCGGCGGTCCGGTACTCGGGGCGGCTCCCGCGTCCTGGCCGGTGACGGCGCGGGAGTCGCCTGACGGTCGATCGTCCACCTCACCTGCGTAAACGGCATGATCCGTTAGGGGATTTTTAGGGGACGGGCCCGAGTAGTGAGGGTGTAGCGAGAGTGTTCATGGCCGTAGGGAGAGTGCTCGGTTCGGAGGCTGGAGTAGGGCCCCACGGCCTCTGACCTGGGAACCGGTGCCTCCACCTGCGGCGCCGGTCGTGACCAGAGGTGGCGACTGCCGCTCTTACAAGCAGGATGTCGGCGGTTCGAAACCGTCCGCGCCCACCAGGATCGGTCGGCGGCCTCCCGGGAGAACCCGGGGGGCCGCCGTCATGTCCGGACCATCGGGTCGGCGGACCGTCAGTCCCAGCCGCCGAGCAGCCCGGCGTTTGCCTGCGCGTGGCAGATGTTGTAGCCGCCGGACGCATGGGCCTTCTCGGTGTGGCCGCCGACCGTGACCGAGCAGTTGATGTCCCCCGAGCCCTGCAACTGGGCCGTCACGGTGTAGTACAGCGCGTCGCCGTCCAGGGGCAGGGTGGCCTCGAACGTGCCGTCGCGGAAGTTCCCCTTGCGGTTGTCGCTGTCGGAACCGTAGGTGATGTCGAGCGGGCCGAGGGCGCCGGCGGGCGCGGTGCCCCACACCTTGAAGGTGACGGCCTTCTTCTTCGCCGGTTCCTTCTTTCCTGCCTCCCCGCTCTTCTCGGCTTCGTCCGGTTCGTCCGCGGCGGTGGGCTTCCCGCTCGCGGGGGAGGAGGCCGTCCGCGTCGGGTCGGCGGGCCGGCCGGCCCGGTCGCCGCCGTCGCCGCCGGTGCCGGTGACCGCGCCGATGACGCCGATCACGACGAACAGGGCGAGGACACCGGCGCACCCGAAGCCGATGACCTTGCCGGTGTTCCTCTTCCTCGGCGGTGGGGGGAAACCGGCCGGCGGTTGGTGGCCTCCCCGACCGGGCTGCTGCGGCTGGTGCGGCGGGTACTGCTGGCTCAT